CACTCGATCCCCGAGATACCATATGCGCTCATTACAGATTTTAATATCTTCGCCATCGACAATCAGGATATGCGGTGTGACACCAGGATGTAGGAAAGTGATCTTATAATAATTGTCAACGCCGATCTTATCGCAGAATGAGCAATAGAATGGAGCGGCGCATTTTAGCTCAAGCTCCTCAGCATGGGAAAACAGAGGCATGCCAATAGTGAGCATTAAGACCAACATGATCAATAACTTTTTCATGACTTCTTCTCCTTCAACTGTCAATATGCCTATGCCTATACAATAACAGCACCCGGCGTTTCACCATCTCTTTATTCCTGGCAAGCTCTCCTCTAATTGCTTGAACATTCACGTCCAAAATGTCACAGCAATACAGGAAGCTTCCGAACCTGTACTCATCATTCCAGAACCAGTCCCAAGCCTCCTCCCTGACCATTTTCCGGTAAGACTTCCCAGCCGATTTGCTCTCTCCTGGAGAAATACCTGGCGGGGCTTTAAGGAACAGGTCTTTTAAGGAATTCATAATTATAGCCGTGAGGAGTGCCTTCACGTTATTATCCAGTTCATTACCTTCTATGGGTTGACTTTCCAAAGTTTTCTGTGCCATCTCTTACACCTCCGTGCGTATGGTTTAGAACCTGAATATTTTGTCCGCCACTTCCTCCAGCTCTTGAATTTGCGTAACGATGATGAATTGCATTCCCAACCGCTCACTTACTTCTTTTACCATCTCAGCATACCGCTTTTGCATCTCTCTAGTTTCATCATTGATATTTTTTGCAGGCTCGTCCATTATCATTACAGCTCTGGTCCTCGGTCTCTGCATAGCCCACAGGCTACATCGCAAGGCGAATGCGGCTATATCTGCAGCTCCTCCGCTATCCTCCTCCAGCGGGTCTGTAGCATTACCATCAGCTGTTAGGAAACGCAACTGGGCGGAGGTCTTGCCATTGGTTTCCTTGAATTCCAGGTCCAGTTTGGTGCCGGGGCCGAACACGGCCTCAAGTGCCATACTGCCCAAGTCCGTCACGTGGTAGCGGAGCTGGTCCTGGGTTTCCTTAGCTACCTTTTGCAGCAGGGCCTTGGCTTCCTCCGTTGCCGCTACGTTGCGGTAAGCGGTGATGTAAGTGGACTTGACTGTTTTCAGCTGCCTTTGGAGCTGGGAGCGTTGTCCCTTTAGCCGGTGGAGTTTGGTAGTGAGGTCAGTGGTGTTCACGCTTCATCCCTCCACCAACCGTCCACTGAGTTCACCTTATCCAGCCATATACTCCGCTGGAAGTCAGTTATCATTTCCTTGACAGCCTCCCTGGCTAGTTCTCTTAGCGGCAGGTAAATTTCACTGTTCTTATCCATCACACCATCTCCAGCAGCTCTTTGTGTTCCTTCATTACCCCGGCCAGCTTGTCTGCTATCTGCTTCTCTAATACCTCAGCCTCCTTCTCCAACCGCTCAGCCTCCTTCCTGGCCTTTTTCAGGTCCGCGGTACCGCATTCCGTCTTGAGTTCCTTTTCAGCTGCCTCCCTCTCCCAAACAGCCTTGTCCCGGAGCTGGGATAACCGGTCCACCTTGCGTTTCAGTGCTAATAATTGATCTTCAATGCTCATGTTCTTACTGCCCTCCCATCCCACGTTAGTATATTACCAGGGGTAAAGATGAACTTACATCCGTGCTGGCATCTTAGAGTCCAAATATCCTTCTCCTGATAAGTTTGATATCCGGGGAATCCTCCCAGGCCCAGGCACTCTGCCTTCTTTATTTCCACGTTTTCTACTTCCATCAAAATATTACGCACAGGGCAATTCACTGTGCTCAGTGGTTGATCTTCAATGCTCATGCCCTAGCTCCCTCCTAAGCCAAATCGCCGTTCTGCTAAGTTCCCGGCCCTGTGTACGAGATCCCTGGCTAACCAAAATATGTCACTTTCCCTGGAGTCATATATGCTTAAATAACCTTCCTTATGGAGGATGGCCGCTGCTGTTTCCAGGATTTCTAACTCTGCCTTGGTCATTCCAATGCCTCCATCACCCGCTGTCTAACCATTTCCCGGACCTTATTGCTTTCCAAGGCCCGCATAACATTTTCCAAGAAGTTCACTCCGATTTCAATTTCCTCTTCAACCAGGCTCTCCACAAATGCCGCTATCCGTTCATCCCGTAGCTCTTTGGTTGCCAGGTGTTCCCGAGTGACGACATTGGGCTCAATCGGTACTGGGACGGGTTCCAGTCTGTTCTTTTCAGCATACCACAGGAACACATGGGGCTTGTGCTCTGCTTCATCTGCTGTCTGCCGAGTGAAGCCGCCTGGGTTCACCAGCAGCCTATCACCTCTTTGGGCCACGATCTGCTGGTGGTTATGGCCGGTCACGATCAGATCATATCCTACCATTCGCCGCAGGAAAGCCAGGGCTTGTTCCCCTTCAAACGGTTGTGGGTCTTTAACGATCATGGTGTGGGCGAGCATAGCCCGCCTTAGTTTATCCTCCCCTCGTGGGTTGTACGGTTCATCTCCCCAGGGAAACGGTACGATTATCGGAAATGGTTTTGGAAGTTCAAGTCCCTCCCCCATCAGTATTGTCCATCCGTTACCGGCCTTCCCCACCACAGCCAAAGCACTTTTATCGTATAGCTCCAGGTTATGAGCTGGAAGGTCATGATTGCCCGGTATCGTCGCCATAGGAGGCAGGTACTCCAGCACCGCTCGTATTACCTGTGGGCTGGACTTCCACCGGTGAAATACGTCCCCTGGCTGCAACACCATAGGCCGGTCCAACCTTTCCCACAAGTCACACAGCCACTGGGCCTTGCGCTTTTGCGTTTCCCAAAAGTCATCCGTCCTGCATATCGGCTGGTCATCCCGGTAGTGGATATCACCTACGATTATAGCATCAGGTTTGGTTTTCATACGCCTCTATCCTATCAATAATTAAAAGGTAACTTTTCGCACCGAAATCCTGCCGCACCTTTGTGCCCGCCGCCGCCGAAGGACTTAGCGATGGCTCCACAGTCGATGTCAGGTTTGGTGCTGTAGAGGCTGACGTTCCAGAGTTTGTCCTTCCGGCGGCAGAAGGTAATCATGAGGTCGTAGGGTTCGATGTGGCCTGTGCCGTTGCAAACATGGCAAGTTACCTTTTCGTAGGCATCCCCAAAGTTGCCATCTTCAAAGATTCCAATACCACAACAATCCTCACATTCCTTTTGCCACACCGAATCAAAGACCTTAGAATTTGTGTGGCCGAGGTTTACGGCGATGGCTTTGTAATACTTTCCATACATGGTCTGTTTTGCGTCCCCTCCCCATACTAACTGTTCATAGGGAAAGGCTCCTAAACGGGTCTCAAACCCATAAGTCTGCACATACCTCCGCTTCTGCTCCTCATCGTAGCGGAGGATAAGGCGGCCTTCTTCGATCAAGTCACTGACTCGGATCATTTCACCATCTTCGGAAATAAACCCTTCCGGTGGGCCAAATAGATTAGACCATTTATCGCCACAATCCTCCCAATTTTTCGGGTCAAGATCTTCCATCCTCATCCGCATCTGAAACGGCAGAACCATGTCTTCAAGTTCGTGGCCCTGGTAGGTCCAGGAGTCATATAGAGACAGGAGTTTGACGGCGAGAGGAACCGGTTTATCTGGAAATAGGTATTCCCATGTGAGTTCACAGGCGGCTTTAGTGGTGTCACGCATCCCCTCGAATAGCAGATATTTCATGGCATCCGTCTTGGTGTTGTGATACCATTTGTTATATTCCTCGATGGCGCTCTTATGGTGATCTATCCAAACAACTGTTGCGCCGCTCTCCGCAAGATCAACCATTTGATGAAAGGGCTGGAGGCAGAAGTCTACCATGTAGATTATTTCTTCTTCCCTGACATCACTAAAGGGAAACTCATCACCGTAGTTGATAGGATACATTTCACACTCTGGATACCGATACTTGACTATCGCTCCAGAACAGTGGCCGTCTAAATCTGCTGAATGATAAAAGCATTTCATCTTCATCCGCTCCTCATAGGTTACGGGCCGTCATACCACACAAGGGACATTCCTCCGGCATCAACCTGTGGAACTCATCCTCTACCCCGGCAAGTTCTTTCCCCAGCTCCTCAGCCCTCTCCCCAGTTTCCTCTACCTTACCTACTAGCTCCCTGATCTTCCCGGCCTTGGTCCTCATGATTTCGGGTTCTTTCAGTGCCTCCCCGATCTCCCATACCATCACGGCAACCCGCTCATACCCGGCATACTTTCTCTCCTCCTTGAGTGCCCTTTCCATCCTGCTTATTGACCCGGCCACCTTGTCCCCCTTCTGCTTTACTTTGTCCAGTTCCTCCACGGTTCTTTCGGTATCCCCGAGCTTTTTGCTGACCCCGTCCACCCCGGCGTATTTCCCCTCTTCCACCCGGCTAATTTCCACCCGCTCCACCGCCCAAGCTATCCTTCCCGCTCTACCCTTAGCCTTGAGCGCCCTGTCCTCCAGCTCCTTTATCACTGCCAGATCAACGTCAAGCTTATCCAGCCCGATGTACTTCTCAAGTTCTTCTTCCAGCTCCCCCTTCAGCTTTTCTGCTGTTTTCCTTTCCTGCTGCTCGTTCCACAACCGTTTGTTGATTTTGCCGAAGGCTTCATCGATCTTATCCAGGCCAGCCAGCCTGTTCAGTACCTTGGCTACCTCTGGCGGGCTCATGGAAAGAAGATAAAGGGGATCGTGCTGGCTCTGAAAGTTGATGTCGTCCAGATTGAGAATCTTCTGGATTTCTTCGGGGGGATTCCGACCAAATGCCCTGAACTCTTGGTGCGGTTCGGTTAATCCAGATTGATCAAGCAGGTAAACGTTGTCCTTGTTTTTGGCTCTAACTATTAACGTTCCATCCTCCAGGATGATTCCTACTGACGTATCTCCCCCACCCCAATTCCTTATTCCGTCCCCCAGGGGCTTGTTCTTGGCTACCCACCGCAGGGGCCGCGGGGCAGACCAGGATTTGCCCCTAGCAGACTTCCCGCAAATGATATTGACCCCTGGGTGGAGTTCCAGGTCAAGAGATTCGTGTTTGCCGAAGTTTTTGATGGATATGGACTTGATCATTTTGGTAAGTCCCTAACACACCGGACCAAATAACCGTTGTGCTTTTTTAGCCAACCAACATAGCCATTGTAGAAATCAACGCCCCAAGCATGGTCCGGATGACCATCCCCTACATCATTTGACCAGTAACTTTCTGGCTTACATTTTATATCACGTACGCAGGCCGGCCCAAATCGGTTTACATCCACAAGGGAAAACAACTCATGAATTGTTGGGAGCCTCCAACCATTTCCTAGAGAATTGGCGTAGGCTACTGCCTGCTCCCACATACGCTTCACTCCGTCATCCGCATACTGCCATTCCAAATTACCAATTATGGATGTAACAGTCTTCATCTTGTCCTCCCTCTCAACTTGGTCTTTTCCAGCAGTTCAAAAAACACCTCAGCATCCAGCACCACGACCGGCCGCATACGGTTTTTGCATAGCACCAGCAGCCAGTCCGTACCATCGTACAAGTTTGCCTGGCATTGCTTTATCGCTGCTGGTACTGACCAGGTTTCCTGATTCTTACACTCGACGGTGAATGGAAACCTTTTGCGGGCTTCCATATCCAACCGCACATCCGGCCCGGTTTCCCCCATCTGCCGGCTCTCTATCGAGCAATCCTTTCCGCATGGAAGACCGGTTAGTTCCGCCACCTTGTAGGCTACGTACTTCTGTAGCCTCTTTGCTTTCTCCTTGCGGCTGGAATACCTCATCAAATTAGCTCCCTTTCTTCTGCTAACCATTCTGGAATGATCAGCTCTTCAATCAGGTCGCCTTGCTCAAAGCTATCCCAATCTATATCATCCCTGTTTTCGATGAGGCTTTTGGGTATCCAAACCTCTTGATCTCCGTCCTTGATGAGCACGGCAAGGTCAGTGTCGTGCCTGTATTCTACACAAAGCTCAATCGGATCATTTTTTCTACTCATACCGACTCCCCCACCCAGTGTCCAGGCTGGCTTCAATACCGTCCCAAGCTTCCTGCACCATCTGGTTCAGCTCGTCTTGCAGGTTATTTTCCATCACGTACTTGATAAGGTCCTTCATCTGCTTCTTCACGCCCCACTGCTTGACTTCGATCCAGCCTCCGAGCTTGGCTAGAATGTTTTCCTCGCAGAGGAAATCCACGCTGGTCATAATATCTTGTATTCCATACCGTTCATAAACCCACAGCTTGCAGTCACGTTTCTTTCCGGTGATATGGTTTTTAGTTACCTTGCATTTTATCCTTCGCCCGATAGCTCGACCTTTCACCTTATCAACTTCCAGCTTGCTCAGCCAGCACCGCAGCCGGCAGAAAAACTCTAAAGCCCCGCCACCTGCTACGGTTTTAGGATCAAACATACTGCCGATATTGGCTATGGTCTGGCTTACAATCATGAGCATGCTGTCTGAATCCGTGATGCCGCCTTTGATCTCACGGAACATCTTTTTTACATACTTCTGTTTACTCATGTTGTAGGAGCCAGAGCCTTCTTTGTTGCTTTCATGAGCCTTTTTGTTCTTTCGTGTTTCTTCCAGCTCGTTTTTGCTTGGCAGAGCATCAAAGCTATCTACAACGCAGACAAATGGCTGCTTTGAATCTAACAGCTCAAGTAAAAAATAATGCAGTTCTTCTATGGTTTCTGGTGCTCTTAACTCCTCTTCCTCAGCATCTGGAGTTCGCAGTTCCACACGCTCTTTTACCTTGCTGCCAAACAAACTCATACAGGTCATGCTGGCTTCTTCATCCAGATAGATCAGTCTGTAATCATTGAATTCTGGAAGCTCGCAAGCTTCTGCTAGGGAGTTCATGGCAAGCACAGTTTTACAAGTGTCGCTGTCCCCAATCGGGTTCACTATCCTACCACAAGGCCACCCTCCATCTACCCTGTCACTCAGTACGCAGTTGAGAACAGCGCAACCAGTCGGCAGAAACAACCTTACAGGCGGCTCCCGATAGCTTTCCCCCTCCGAGACTGCTTTCTCTAGCACTTGCTCAGCAAGCGGCTTTTTGGTCCTCTCCTTAGGCGGCATTCTCTACCTCCTCCTTTAACCATTGTTTGAACCTTTCATGGTGCACTATGTACGCTCCCTGCTTGCCGGTTGGTTGGATGGCAAGCTGCTTATCTTTCAGCAGCTTGAGGAAGGTAGGGTAACTGATCCCCCCTCCTGCCTCTATATATCGCCGATAGGCATCTGAGCCATTTATGTATTCTTGTTTTTCTGGCATTGTGTGTGCCTCCTTTACAGGCTGGGGAATGACCCCCAGCCTAACCGTTACTTACTTCTTGTTACTTACTCCGCTGCTTCCATACAAGCTTCGTAGCTTGTTTCAGGGCAGGTTTTGCATTCATCAAACTCGTTAAACCCTTGCGCCCCAAACGGATGACCGAATGGGCATTCCGTAGAGCCAGCTTCATCTTCCGTGGGAGCATCGTTATCCCCAAACAACAGCACCCAGGCTCCGGACACCGCGCCATACACGAACTTGATATCGCTGCGGGCATAGAACTTGTGGATATCCTTACCTTTTGCGTCCTTTAGTTCTGCTTTTTTGGAGAACTCCAGCAGCTCTTCTTTGGACCATGCCTTCATGGCCTCGACCTGCTCAGCCACGCTCAGCTCGTCAAAAGGGATATCGTCCTCTTCGCCCCCTTCAGGTTCTTGTTCAGACTCCGGTCCTTGCTGGTCATTCGGCGGAACTATATCTTCCTCAGGGATCTCATAATAAGCAGCCTCAAGTGCAGCTGGTTCAGTCTTGATCAACAGTGAGGAAAGCTCGATAGCTCTTCCCCAAATGTCCTTAGGTACTGGGGCATCCTTACGAGCAACAAAGTCGATGCTGATGGGCTTTATCCAGTCTTTCTTGCCTCCAAGCCCAGCACCTTTCCACTGGATATCCAGCGCCATCCCATCTTCACCATCCAGCCAGAAAGCCGCCCATTCCTCAGCCCGTGGGTTCTCGATTCTACTGTTTAACAGCATACCAAACCCTACCATATTTCCGCCACCATAGGGTTCGTTGATAAGGCAGAGTTCTTTGCTGTCATGGTTGTACACCAGCATCAGGTCCCTGTTCTTGGCTTTCTCTTCCCGAATCTGCTCCTGGTTAGCATCCCAGTTCTTGGAAAGCTCAGCAACGTTTTCACAGATAGCACATTTGTTCCGCGGGTTGAAGGTGCGAGGGCAGACGTAATCCTTGCGGTCATCCCCAGCACCGATGCTGCGGTGCACCTTGAACGGGCGCTTGTACCACAGCTCACCAGGCTCCACTTTGTCCGGGTGATGTTTCTCTTCCACAATGTAAGGGATCACGCTAAGAAGGGTCCTTGCTCCGTCCTTGTACTCCAGCATCTTAATATTCGCCGGCAGCTTCAAGTACCCTCTGCCCTGGTTTTCCTGCTGTTGTTCCCGTGCCCGCTGCTTTGCCCTGGCTGCGGCCGCTGCCTTACGATCTGAAGCTGCCGCCGGGCGCCCAGTTGTTCGTCCTCTTGGTTGTACTGCCATAGTATTTTCCTTTCTCTACTTGGTTCTCGGTCTCCTGGCCGCTGCCGCAGCTTTTGCATTAGCATTGGCTCTGTCCTTTACTTTTTCCTGACTCTCTTCTCCAAACCTCTTTCCCGCCCATTGCTCATACTCTCTTGGCTCGATTGGTTGAGCAAAGTATTCTTGCCCGTGTAACCGCACCCAGTTTTCCAGGGCTGTTTTCTTCACCTGAACGGCGTCATAAGCTACCTGCACAAGCCTCTGGTTGTGCTGGGCCATGTTGTAGGATTCCACTGCATTTAAGAAATCCGGGTCCAGATCAGCTGCGGCTTTTACCGCATCGACCGGTTTCTGCACCTCAGCCAGGGCTTTCTGGAAAGCCTTTGCTTTGGCAACGTCAAGGGCTTCTTTAGCCTTGTCGGTCAGCCTCCTTGCTTCTGCCAGCTCCTCACCGTATTGCAGGGTAAGGTCTGGTTGCCTAGCCCATTCAAAATGCAGGTTGTTATAATCGATTGAAACGTCCCGCGCGTAATTCACACCCACCTCCTCTCAGCAGTATTTGCGTCACCACGAATCCCGGCCGTGCTTGTATCCAGTGCCGTAACAGACTGCGCCGAAGATTGCTACAACTGCGATAATAAGATACGTTTCCATCAGTTCTTCCCCTTCCCGGCGTTTTCCAGTACCCCGAATATCTTCTTAGTGCGCTCCTGGATTTTGGGCCATCACGTTGCCCTGGGATATGATGGTTCCAACTGCGGACATCAGTACTATCTGCATGTCCTCTTCCTTGGTCCCTTTGGACTCCAGGAATTCAATCACCTCATAGGCGAGCTTTAGCTTCTCACTCAGTTTCACAAATCACCTCCTCTGTGATAGTCGGCATAATCGATTGCTTGCCCGAGGCCGACGAAGAACCACCGGCTCAACTTCACCAAAGCGTAACCACAAGCCAACCCATACACAAACATTAACATTTTCCCCTCCCCCTTCGGTATTGTCTTAACCAGTTCTCTAAGCTCCTTCTCCGCCCTGCCTGCCGCATCCAGGAACCGATTATCTCCGGTCCTCCGTTTCCAGAGTTCTATATTGCCCTGGTAGACGGTCATGCAGTTGGCTATCTTACGATTCTCCGCCATGCGTTCCCTCCCCTGATACAGAAGGTTAATGTTTAATTTCAAAAAGTAAAGTAAAACTTTTATTCTCCTTCTGCAAACAAGCTGGTATGGATATTACTCAGCAGCCTAGCCATAGGAGTGTAATTGAACAGATGCACCACTGCCATAGCTCCCTCATCTCCTCCCAAAGCCACCTTGGCAAAGTATTCAGACATCACATATCCTGTGCTGTCCGGGTCCGTGTCTATGGTTTGGATTAGTTCGGTGATCTCCTTCCAACTGTAATTTCCACTCTTCCTGGCATCGTTTATTAACCGGCATAGGGTCACTGCTTGGTTCCTATTTTCTGCCCATTGCTTTGCACATGACGCCATTTGCTTCTCTGGCAGATCAATAACTTTATCCAGTATGTTCAGAGCTACGCCAGGGGAACCCAGGCTATCTTGAATGATCTGTTGGAGGATCTCTTTTGGTACTTTCTTTCCCTCAGCCTTCAAGGTGCGGTAGAGTAGTATGGAAAGCTCCCGGTCGCTTACTGGCTTCACTTGGAACTCTGTGCAGCGCCGCTTGAGAGTAGCCTTCAGCTTTTCAGGATTCGTTGTAGCTAGCAGGAACCAACAGTCCCGTGGTGGGTCTTCCAGCAGCTTCAGCATGGCTTCCTGCCCATCCGAGGAAATCTTGTGGCACTCATCCCACAACCACACCCTTGCTCTAGCTTGCCCGAGGGGTCGGTTCTGACTTGCTGCTCTGACATCTCGTACCGTGTCGATACCGCGGAAGTCACTGGCGTTGAGCACCTTGAAGTTCCAGCCGTTCTTGTCGATTGCTCCAAGCTCGTTGGCTACACAAGTGGCTAAGGTGGTTTTGCCACAGCCTGAAGGTCCGATGAACAACAGGCTGCGGTTCGGCCTATCCTTAGCCAGGTGAGCTTTTAGGGTCATTACGGTATCCTGGTTACCTATGATCTGGTCCAGGTCGGTAGGCCGATGGTCGGTATGCAGTGGCACTATTTCCCTCCTTTTCCTTTACTTACAGCACCAATTGTATATTCATATTTTGGATAGTACCTTATACTTCTCAAGGCTAATCTTAGAACTTCTTTATTTTCCATTCCTTCACCTCCTTGTTTAATAACTTTTTTGCAGCTTCAATCGCTTCTTCTCTGTTATTCACATCGTCAGACAAAGGCATTATTTGGCCGTCTTTGGACACCTACCACTGATTTCCAAACTTATAGACGTAGGGAGACCATTTTAATTCGGTCATTGATCTCCGCATTCATAGATCCTATCTCACCTCCTTCTTTTCAAACCAGTTCCCATCTACCGGAGTGGCATCCGCTTCAACCTCAAGCGGTACGATAATCCAGTCCCAGTGCTTGCGGATATCCTCAGCCATTATCGGGATCACTTCCTGCTGGTTGGTCTGGAACTCCTCATCATGCTCATCAGTTGTAAGCTCATCATGGATCTGTCCAACTATCTTGCTCCTCCACCCCTCCCCTTTACCCTTCCACAGCTTGTTCACCTGTATCAGAGACCAGAGTAAACAATGGAATGCCGGCCCCTGGATCGGGTAGTTTCCGAGCTGAAACGGAGTTAAAACCCCTTCTACCCGGAACCCTGTGAGCATATCGAAGTACCCTTTTCTGTTGTAGGCCTCGATATGCTTATCCCGCCATTTCTTGAATCCAGGGAACATATCGGTCCAGAAACCCTCTATGACCTTGATGATGTGCTTCTCAAAAGCATCATAACTCTTGATGCCTTTTTCCTTCAGGTGTTGTTGCACGGTCTTGTCCGGATCATTTGGCATGCGCAAAGGCATCTCAACCATCTGCCCCCACAGCCCTCTTGCAGTATTCTCCGGTTGCTGCAGGTAAAACTGCGGGAACACATAGGCATTCTTCCCTGTCTGCCGTATCTCTCCACCGTACCTACCGGCTTTTTTAGTGCATAGCTCTTGAGGTAGCAGGAAGGCCATAGAAGCGCAGTCCCGGTGCATATCGTCCCCCTGCTCAATGTACCGGATCATATTCTTGTCCTGATGGTTGCAGGCACTTATCCTGACTTCAATGCCGCCATAATCCCTGCCTACCAGCCGGTGGCCTGGGCGAGGGAGGAAGGCTCTCCTAACCAGCTTCCTGTCCTGTTCGTGGCGGTTGGGTTGGTTCTGAAAGTTCGGATCTGAGCTTGAACCGCGGTAGCTCCTGGCTCCACCGCCTTTGTCATCATCATAGCTGTTCAGGTGGAAGAAAGGGTGGATATATCCGTCTGCCTCGCTCTCCTGCAGTAGGTTCTTGAGGTAGGTGTTACCCATCTTTTGCACGTTCCTGATCCGCAACAGCAGCCTGACATCATCCCTACCCAAGGATTCAAGGGCTGTATTATCCACTGAGGCCAGCTGCTGTCCCTTTTTACCGCCCCTTGTTTTCCTGCTGGTTTGCAGGCCCATATCGGTATAGAGTATTTGTCTTAGTTGGTGATCACTGCCGAAGTTGGTTGAGTTCCGGTACCGCTGCTTGAAAGCTATTCCAAGATCGGTCTTTTCCAGCTGAGCTGTGAGAGCCTTTTCCTGCCTTGCAAGGTTGGCTATCATCTTTTCGCAGTAATCCCGGTCACACCTTATGCCGTTGAATTCGGCCTCAGCCAAGGCTAGGGAGCCCTCATGGAAGAGTTCGTATGCCTCTTTCGTGGTTGCGGTGATCTTAATCGACATACCCGAACTCCTTCCTCTGCTCCATAGCTATAGCGAATTCATATGCACTATCAAGACCGTTTCTTTGTAACAGATCGGTCACTGGTATTTCATCGATACGGTTTAGGGCATTACTGTCTGCAGCCCTCAGCAGCGATTGAGTATCATCCTTGAAACCCAGTATCCCTAGCCTTGTGTAGGTCTGGAAGGCGACATTCGCATTGGCTCTACGGTTATCCAATACATGAGCTGCCGTAACCGTATCCCACCACCACTGCTTGATCTCAAACCCTTCCTTTGCTCTTGTCCAGACATGCTCAAATTTTATGTTTGCCCCGATCTTCCGGACCGTTTCAAGCTGCATTAGCTCCCGGTACAGAGCGGCAATCTTTGAGTCATTTAACTGCCACATCCATGCCCACACCTGCTCTGGTCCATCTGCTATAGAGCAGCTAACTATTCGGTGCTCCTTGCCGTAGGGTTTCAAACCAGTCGTTTCATAATCCAGGGCTATGGTAAGATGGTCAATCTTTAGCTGCTCTGTCTTTTCTGGATCGGCCTTGTAATCGAGCATGGCCTGGTGGTATTTGGGGTGTTCTTTCCACAACCGCATCCACTCCTTGCTGCCAGGCTTTACTCCAGCCCAGGGAGCAGATTCTTTGACTAAGCTCCTTGCTTTCCCATACTGCCACAGCTTCAGCAAACGTCCTTCTACCTGGTAGGGTTCGGTTAGCTGGATGACATCTGGCTCAAGCTTCTTTGGAAGTAGTTGTTCGGTTAGAGAAAAAGCTCTCTGGATATCTTTTTTCCACAACACGGCAGCGGCCGGTGTTTGGTATTCGGCCCGCTCAACATAGCTTGGGTGAAAGGTAGGGCAGATCCAGCACCCGAGATCGTGGTCCGGTATAGTTAGGCCACGCCATCTGGATATCGTCAGGTCGCTATCATGCTTCCACCTTCCGCCTAGTAACGATATCACAGCAGGTCCACCTAGCAGCAGAATCACTTTGGGGTGGAATCTCTGGATCTCATCGAATATGTGCTTGCGGCACTGAGCTATTTCATCTGGTGTTGGGGTTCTGTTACCGGGCGGTCGGCACCTAACGCTATTTGTTTTTCTGCAATCCCTATCCAGATCAATGCCGAGGGCTCTAAACTCCCACCTGACCCTCTGCCCCACCTTACCGATCAGCTGCACTCCCTTCTTGTCTTCATCCTCTCCAGGGGCCTCAGCCAGCACAAGGATCTTTTTCCTACCCTCCCCGGTAGGTTCCATCTTCGGATGCAAACAGCCAGTCGCCAGCCCACAGGAAGAACAACCTGTGGTCCTAACTGGAACTACTGCTATCTTCTTTAGCGAACTGTGAGTGAATAGCCTAGCCATGGTAAAGATCCTCCACAAACCGGATAGCCATTGCAGCCACCTGAATGGCTTCTTTTCGCATACGATCATCTGCCGTGACTAGCTTGCTACCTTTGATGCAATCCCACAATTCATCCAGCTCTTCCTTTATTACTGCCCAGCCTTCGTGGTTACTGTGAAATGCTGGGTAGTTTTCATATGATCTTTTTATTTCTTCCCGGATTTCGTTTTCCATAGGTTGCCCTTTTTGTTTGCTGCTGTTTTGAGATACCTAACCATCACGTTGAAATAGGTTTTCTTCAGTTCTACACCAATGAACTTGCGGCCCATTTTCAAAGCCTGATAACCTTCTGAGCCGATACCAGCAAACCAGCTCGCCACAGTTTCTCCAGGCATTGACCAAAGCTCAAGACATCTAGCTATCGCCTGTAGCTGCAGCGGGCATATATGCCGCTCATCATCTTTTTCTCTGGCCAGTCTGATGTTAAGCGTATCTGTCTGGTTTATGTCCATCCATACCGGACTCGCATATCTTTGCCAGACCATGTGGCTGTATTTGTTAGTTGCTGGATCATCGGTCTTGCCCGCTCTTGGTTCGTTCTTCTCCCCAATGTAGCTATCAAATCCATTCCCTCTATTTATTGGTACTGGATTTTCACCAGGCTTGACAAATGTAAGCAGCATATCGGGAATACCTGCTCTGCATCTGGAAGAGTCCTTTACTACTTGTTTGTGTGCCAAACCAAGAGCTTTGGTTCTAGTAGCTTCCACTAAAGGATCTTTCCATATTATATGCCTACTGTAAAAGATCCAGCCGTGTTGTTCCATCATGGATCTCAAGTGGCTGGGAAAGTCTTTCAGTCCCATGTAGCCATCCCGCTCCAACATTGCCGGAATATCTGCGCAGTGCAAAGTACATAATCTGCCGGGTAGAGTGGTCCTCAACATCTCAGGCACAAGATATTCAAAATGATCATAGAACTGCTTATCGCTAGAATTACCTAAGTCCCTGATGCTGGCTGAATATGTAAACAATGAGCTGAATGGAGGACTGAATATAGTGTAATGCACTGATTCAGTAGGAATCCCTTTTATGACTTCAATACTATCCCCATGATAAGCTGCCCAACCATCCCCGCTAGCTTGATCCAGCACTCTTGGAGCTTGTCTGTTCTTGTGGGTCTGTTTCAGCAGCTCAGCCTTCAGACGCTTGGCCTCACTTTCATGGTGCTCGATTTGCTTCAGGTAGTCATCCATGTTGGTATTTCCATTTTCATCTTGGGTTCATAGCTGTCTGTTTCTTTGTATGCCTGTAGGACTTCTTTCTTTACCAGGTCCCTCATATGCTCTGTCATGGAAGCGGCCATTGCTCTAGACTGTTCATCCTTGCGCTTGATGTTTTGGAGCACAGGTCCTTCTCGCTCCTCAACTATAATGTGAATGTCAACTGGCTGCTGCTGCCCAAATCTCCATATCCTGCGAGTTGCTTGGAACAGTGATTCCCAAGAATCATTTAATCCGACGAATACAGCCTTATGACACACTTGAAAGTTCATACCCCATCCGGCTATTTCAGGCTTACTAACCAATCTCCTTATCTTGCCGGAGGCAAACTCAAGCAATCTTTCCGCCTTGGTTTCATTGTCGTGTCTGCCGGCAACTTCAACCGCTTCATCAATTAGCTTTGCGAGTAAAGTTCCTTCATCGTTTAGATTGCACCATATCAACCACCGATCATCAGTAGAATTGATAAGATCGGCAGCAGCTTTGCATCTAGTCTCTATCGTTTCCTTGCGAACCCTTCTGCGGTCATTCAAGTCAGTTACCTGAACAAGAAAAAATCCTCTCCGCTTTGCACCTTTTGGGGCAGAAAGTATATGCTCATGGTAGTTTATCGGTGGTAGGTCAAAACCTCCGTTATCAAACCCAAGGTCTTGAGGCATGTTCACTACCGCTCCCCAACTTGCCAACCAGCTCCAGAACACGTTGTCTTTCGCATGACCTTTCAAACGCCATTTGCCAGTATCTCCAGTATCATTTATGAAGAACGTGGAGCGCATTTCAGAATGAGTCATTATGCCAAGGAACTCTGCTTGATTACCAAGTTCAGTGTAATCGTTAGGGGCTGGAGTAGCAGTACAGGACAGCCGGTATGGAGTTTCCTTGAATGCCTGGATTATCTGGTTTCTCGTGGTTCCGGAAAACGACTTTAGGATGCTACTTTCATCCAACACTACACCGGCAAACGCTGAAGGATCAAATTTATGCAGCTTTTCATAATTGGTTACATTCACACCATTCCAGACATCGTCTTGAGATTGAACAACTTTACTCTTGATACCGAACTTTTTACCTTCCTGCACTGTCTGCTCACTGACCGCAAGTGGAGCAAGGATAAGCACAGGAGCCTTGGTGTGTCTATAGATTAGTCTTGCCCAGTCAAGCTGTTGGATAGTTTTACCAAGCCCTGTGCCTTCAAATAGTGCAGCTCTTCCTCTGGCTATAGACCATTTAACCAGAGCCTTTTGGAATGGAAATAAGGCTTGGTTAAGATCATTTTCAGACACAGTAAATCCAGACGGTTTATCTTTGATCTGTTTGTGCAGAAGGAATTCCTGATAATCCATCTATTCCTCCAGAGCTACAACGTGGACAAACCCGTTCTCCCCCTCAACCTTCAGAGCGGTATCGCCAACCGTGACTTTCTTCGCCAGCTTTGCCATTTCCTTGAGGAACAGAGGATGGGACTTGAAAGTGAGGTTATCGCCGGTGTACTTTAGCCTAAGGGTTTGTTCCGCCCAACCATCCGGCCCTTCGCCCCTGACTGTCATGTTGCCTTTGGTTAGCAGTACAGAAACCTCCTGCTCGTACTTGATTTTGTCATCCGCCATAACCGCAGCCCAATCCAGGGCTTCATTAAGTTCTTTGGGGAAGGATATCTCTACACCATCATTGATGATGAACCCTGAAAGGTCCGGATACTCACCCTCCACCATACGCACAGCATAAACCACCCCACCTTCATTGCGGAAATGGAGCCAGTGACCGTTTATTCCATCCTCGGTTGGTTTGTAATCCTTCAGCTGCTCAAGGTGTTTGGCAACGATTTTGATATCCCCTTCCATCTTTAAGGTAAAGCCACCCTGCCTTGTCATGCGGAACTCATCACAGGTTTCCATGAATTCATCGGCGATGTGAACGCAGGTGAGGATCGGCAGGTGCCCGGAGCGTGAGGCTGAAAACAACACATTTTGCAGTGCAGGCAGGAACCCTTCCGGTATATCATTCCACTCCTCAGGCTCCACCAGCTCCTCGTCCAAAGGCAGCTTGATATCAGGGTCCATCCGTATCCCGGCACGGTTCCTGCCTGCTTTCAGCTTCAGCTCGTTTTCACCCTCAGCTATCTCTACCTCAACATCCGGGCTGAGCTTAGCGAGGAACTGGTAGAGGGGCTCTGCCGGTACTGCCCCAGTGATGCCGATCTCTAGCGGTGCCATCACGGCAACCTCATCGTTGAAGGTCCAGGCGTGCCCATCCTTGAAGATGATTGAGGTTGCCTGCTCCAGGATTTCCTTATTAGCCAAGCCTGGTTTAACGAGTTCCAGTGTTTTCTTTAGTTCTTGTGTTTTCATCTACCCCTCCGATCAGATAGTTAAAACAGTAACCAGATGTGAACTTCGGGTCCTGGCAATGGTAATAGGAGAACAACCTGCCTCCAGGGCCATAATCCACAATGAATCTCTCTCTCTCAGCTCTTTGGTTGTTTGGCATTCCAGATTCTGACGCTATGTAAATCAGCATTTAATTCCCTCATGCAAAACCTGAATATATGTCTGCGAATGAAGAACGGGCCATTTATTTCTCCGTAGGATAATAACCTGCCCAAACACAAGCTACTCGATAATCGAGTAGCTTGTCAGCGGTTGTGTGGTAAGTCAGAACCACCACCAGCAAGGTAAATCCTCACAGTCCAAACCCCCGCTTCTTCTTCATCTTGAACGGCCAGGGCCACTCCGGCAGGTTCTTCTCCAGATCCGCATAATAGATGATATTCAGTTCATCCCGTTTGCGGTAATCATTGGACAGCCCTGATTCCACCATTCGCTCAACCTTACCCTTACCGGCCTTTTCCCTGACTGCTTTCTTCTCACACCACCGCTCCCCATCTTTCAGCTCGTAGCTTGGAGGTTTATCGAACCATTCACTCTTACCGAGGGCATACCCCTTTGATGTGAAGTAATCCAGCACCAACTGTTTCACCCTCTTTGGCATCCGGTCTATGTGATCCGGGTCCACTGCTGAGTTGGGGGAACGGTTGGATACGGTGACTTTGAAGGGTGGTTCCTGGTAGCTGTACTCCCCATTACGCAATGCGGGGACGTATACCCCGCCAGTTCTGGCGGTAATGATCCAGCTTGTGCTGTCAACACTATACCAGGGGTAACGTAACATGACAGTGAAATTGGTGACAGCAAATCCATGTACCTTTATAATGGGCATACCATCGGAATCAGTTAGATATTTAGAAAACAATGTATCCAACCAAGGGGATAGTTTATCCGTGGTGTTGTTTTGGGCAACTCCTAATGCGATATAGTCGTGCCCTCTATCAATGTATCGACGAAGCCATTTAATATCGCTACCGAAGTGGAACACCGGTAATGGTTCCAACCCAGCTTTTTCCATAATGAGTTGGTTTCTAAAGGTAGCATCTGGATTTTTTATAACATCCAGATTAGCGTACACCTCTAAATGCCGCTTGTACTTTTTGATAAATTCGATGTATTCTTGGATATCGATCTTGATTCCCTGGGTAAAAGCCGAATAAGCTCCGGAGTCTAAGAATATTTTGATTGGTTTTTTACTTTGCACGATATCCTCCCATGCCTCATGTTGGATTTGATTAGGTTGGCAGAAAAAGAAGGAGTTCAGTCTATCGGCTTTGAAATCGCAAATGTTTCTCTCTCTCTACCAGTAACGTAGTGCCCGCTAAATACAAGGTTTGCATATCTTTATCCTGAACCAACCAATGGTAGGACCAAAGCCTTTTGTCCCACAGGACCAATACCTCTCTCTCTTAGCCCAGCCCCCGCCCGGAACTCCCGCCAGGTAGATTCTCATCCTCTCCCCCAACATGGAACAGGAAATACTGCATTATCCGATACCGATCTTCTTTCAGGTAAGCGTAGGAAAACATCCTGTTTGCTCCGACCTATTCAGCAAACCTTTCCTGATCCACCCCATGCCCCGCAACCCAACCGCTGATGTAGATGTTCATTCCTTTTCTCGATTCTGCAGGTACAAATCCTTGTTGCCTCTTTTGTTATCGACTGCAAGGAAGAAATAGGACAAGAGCCGGCATTCGTACTGTTGAGAATCAAGTACCTCTTTCTGCACTTTCTCTAACCAAGTGCTGAGATATTATATCTTCATGCCCTAGCCCATAGTGTCATGAGTTCATTCCTGACAGCAACCCCGGCATTGGAATGCTCAAGGAATACTCCTTTGAGGCTGCTGTACCCCATCATGGAGCCCTGTTTCTTAACCCCGCGGCAAGCAATGCAAAGGTGCTTGGCCTCAATCAGACACGCAGCTCCAACCGGATTCAAATACTGCATCAGGGCTTCTGTAACCTGCTCCCCGATCCGTTCCTGAATCTGCAATCTCCTGGTGTAGATATCCAGCAACCTTGCAAGCTTCGATACTCCGATCACCCTACCGTTTGGGATGTAAGCGATCATTGCAGTGCCCCAAAACGGCAGCATATGGTGTTCACAGGTGCTGTAAAATTCGACCCCTTTCAGGTAGATCAATCCCTTGGCTCCATCCCCATCAAAGTCTTTGAAAACGTCCTCCGGCTTTTGCTTGTAGCCGGCAAACATTTCATCCCATGAGCGAACCACCCTGGAAGGAGTTTCGAGCAGTCCTTCCCTGGTCGGGTCCTCACCGATATAGCGCAGAAGGCTTACAATATGTTCCTCGATCTTCATTCCTCCTCCTTGGTTTCTATTGAACTTTCTCCATCAACGTCCTCTTTTAGAAAACAGACCACGTTTTGGTAGGGGTTTCGACGCTATAATTGCTATTTCTGTGGCTACCTCTGGGAACAATATCGGAAAGAAGGACATTAACCATTCATTTGGTAGATATTCGGAAAAGCGCTGATAAAGTTCCTTGATGGTAACGTTGTTCTGTTCTTTTTCTATGTAATCGTCAAAATCCTTACGCTTACTAACCAACCCAAATACATTTAGTAGCTCAAACCCTATTTCTTTTAGTGCGGCGGACAATTCGTCCAAATCCCACTCATATAAATGGGCTTTGTACTGCGTATCGTATGGATCTTTCTTTTCCCGAGTATTTGGGCAAGATATGAACAGGATCTTACCTGGTTTGAGAACATTGTGACAGGCTTGCAAAGATTTATACCCAGCTTCTTTTTGCATATGCTCGATGGCCGATGTGTATACAATCAGATCAAACTTTTTTTGTAGGTGTTGGTCCATTTCTTCTGCGGAACAAAGAACGTGTTTGATTGGAAATGAGTAATACTCGTCGAGATTTTCGATGGTTTTGATACCGCTGCGACGTAATTGTTCCTTAATGTTTTTTTCAGAAATATCAACGCCGGTGTACCCAGCAATGTCCCGTTTATACCAGCGTATCAGAGGGAGCAGTAAACCCCTTCCACAACAGACGTCTAACACCTGATCGTCTTTCCTCATCATGGTAACAACCTTATGGTGTTGGATGTAATTCATGACGTCCAGCGAACTAAAAAATCCATCTGCGAACTGTCTGTAAAAGTTTCGCATTTGGTAGGTAGTACAATATATTTCCCTTGGGTTCATATCATCTTCGACCCTGAAAACGATCTTTTTACCATCGTACTCTTTCATGTTGTTCCTCCTTAACTGAAGGAAGCGGTTCGACCTTAGTAGTGCCGAGGAACTACTAAGGTCTCTACTGATTGTGTTTCGGTACTTTTTTAGAAGGGATATTTATTGATCAACTTCAATGCCGAGAAACATCTACGGACGTTGCTGTATTCGGCCTGAATGGTGGTTTGTTTTACTAGAACTCCAAACGCTTCCACTTTTGTTATGATGGTTTTTAGATCAGCTTCCGGGTTTTCGCAGATTATTTTGGTTACTTGAGAAACGGCTGATGTGGGTTTTCCCTCACCATCCCCGGCCTTTTCCGGTTTCTTTCCCTTCTCACCGCCAGCAGCCTTCCCAGCTTTCTCCGGCTTCTTCCCCTTACCAGCCTTTTCCGCCTTAGGTGTCTGCTCAGCTACCGCGGCCTTGGCCAGTTCCTCTCTCATGGTGCCGAACAGTTCCCACGCCTTTTCTCCACCGTCGACTGCCAAGATGGTATCCTTGTCCTCAGGTGTGAGTAAGGACACATGCTCTCCAAGCTCCATCTTGCACTGATCATCCGTCATTTCCGCGATGTTGGGTCGGTCTTTCTCCTCCCAAACCACCTCAGCCAAAATCTCAAAGGCTCTCCTCTCAGGAGCAACCTCTACCGGTTCGGTCTTCTTTCCTTTGTCCTTAGCCTTGGCGGCGGCCGCAGCAGCTGCCTTTCCTTTGTCGTTTCCTTTCTTTCCTGCCATTTCAATCTCCTTTTGGTAGTCTTGAATGAAGTATTCCGTCATCCTGGTTCCGAACCGGACGGCCCTCTCGTACTCAGCCCGCTCGCTATCGTAGCGGGAAATTAGCTTGCTGTAAGTATGCTTGTTGTCCCTGAACTCGCCCTTGCCAAGCTCCAGACTCATCTGGTTGATGGCTTGGATCAAAGTTGCTCTAGTTTGGTTCTCTACGTTTTGGATTGCTGTCATGACGTTCATCTCTTCTCTCCTTTTGACCTTGCCTATTGGGAGTCTTCTACGGTGTTCATGGCAGCTAGTGCTTTGGCTACCGTGCCTCTACGCTGAATGATCTGGTTTGCCTGGTTGCGGGGGAGCTTCCTTTTGCGGCAGTTGTTGATGTGCTTGAGGATGTCCCCGGCGTCAGCTTGGACGTACTGGGCAACAGCAGCGGCGAACTCTTTCATAGAGCGATCTTGCCTGCTGCTGTTGCATTTTTTGCAGCTTGTGACCAGGTTGCTTGGGCTGTTGCTACCGCCCTTGCTGTGCGGGACGCAGTGGTCCATGCTAAGCTGAATCCCATCTTCCAAGCTAGCACCGCACCAGGCGCAGCTAAGTCCGCCCCGGAGGTAGATGGCTAAACGAGTGGTGGGGCGGCACCAGTTCATCCCCTGCCAGTTGTTTTTTCGATCCCCGTTTGCCATCTTGTGTTCCTTTGTTTGAAATTTCCTCATCCGTTGATTAATATATAATGGTTAAATTTTAAAAAGTAAAGAACTATTTTGCCTTTTTTCCGCAAAATCGGCAAAAAAGTTTCACTTTTTTTAAGCCACCCCGATCAGTTTATGTAGCTGGAGGTTCAAGGTGATCGGCAGCTTGCTTTCTATGATCCTTTTTGCCAATGTTTCCAGATCAATAACTATACCATTCGGGAATGATCTGTATCCGAATGCTCCGAGAGGCTTGTTCATAATCGGCGATATGGTAAGCCCAATCCAGGGCCAGGTCTTCAGCATTTCAGCAGCCTGCTCAAAGGCTCTATCCACATCTGCCCAGGAAGCCACAACAAATTTTACATAACACCCGTTAATCCCGAGATCACCGGGGTAGAAGGTGTATGGAACTCTTCCCATAGCATCCATACCCTTGCAGTCCACAACCCAGTAATCGACCATGTACTGGGTGCCGATTGGTAGGGTTCCATTGGTTTCAACCTGGATTTGTACCATCGGGTCACGCTTTTTCAGCTTGAAAATGAGCTCCTTTAATGCCTCTTTCTGTAGCAGTGGCTCCCCACCTGTAATGAGGATCTGTTCTCTGCCGTACTCCAGCAGCCTGCCCGCCAGCATATCAACATTCCATTCTTCCCCAGCCATAGGGTCACAAGCCCATTCGGTGTCACAGAACGGGCAGTGAAGAAAGCACCCAGCTAGACGGAGGAACAAGGTCGGAGAGCCCTGCTGGAACCCGCCTACCTCTCCGCTCAAGCTCTCGAATATTTCAGCAACCTGGATTTTCATTTAGTTCTCCCATCTATGAAGACGTGAGCTTTGTATTCTGCCCAACTGTCTGGTGTTTCAGTCACCCGCAACCGTTCCAGCCTGCATCCATCCGGCAGAGCTGCTTCAATGTTTTGTGTCAGCCATCCGCATATTGTTTCCGCAGTAGCAGGTCTGTAGTAAGATCCATCTGTTTCTTTACGGAACCTACCAGCACAGAAAGCCAGAGGACCGGTAACAAAGAACTCAGTCAGATCCTTATGATCTAGCTCCAACAATAACCCATTCACAATAGCTTTGAGTTTACTGAAATCGATCACCATAGTTGGATAACCGTTCTCATCCCAGCCTGCGATCTCTACTTCTACCTCAGCGTTATGGCCGTGAAAATCAGCGCATTTCCCGTCATAACCAGGCAACCTGTGCCCGTAACAAAAGCTGAATTTCTTGGTTACTGTGATCATCTTTCATTCCTCCTCAACCAAAAGCTGCCTAGGTTTGGCATACCACGCTGCAAGCAATGATACACCACAACCTGATCCTTTATGTCAAACTCATCATCCCTGCTGATCAAAGGATTCATCCGCCACCATCCCTTCCGCTTATCGTGCTCATCCTGGTTGATTCCGAAACCATCTGTTGGATGTGCCTTTTTCCGCTTGTCCTCCCCGAAGTGTTTTGGCTTCAGCAACCTGCTCTGTTGTCCTTCCTGGTTCGCCTGGGTTACAGCCACAACCGCACATTGCCACTTCTGGCTGAACCTTCGCAAAGCCTTCCACTTCGCATTCTCTTGATGCCGGTACTCTCTACCACTCCCAGGCTCAGGAGCACAAATGTCGGGATAATCTACCACTACCAAACCAGCCTTCCATCCTCTGTACTCCCAAAGCCTGGTCTGTACTTCATCCATTTGCCCAACCGTTGCGGTATCATTCTGATAGGTTTCCAGCATGAATCTGTTAGGATGCGCTCTATCGTATTTTCCCCACACCGCAAAGGCTTCATCCAAGGTGAGCTGAGGACAGGGAGGGATTTGCTCCCACCAGGTGGTAGGCCTGAAGTCCCTGCAAGCAGTGCAAGGCTTCCACCATTCCCCCACCTTCCCAAAGCTCATCAGCTTAGGATACGGTTTACTGTCCTCCTCCACTATGCCTTCGTTCATTTCCCTTTCTGGCTTTGTGCACTCGTTTGCCTGGTTTAACCTGCAGTCCAGCACTGGCGCAAGCTGCGCTCCACAATACTTCCCGCGGATGTTGCGGCCGGTTAGCTGAATGCTCATTCTTGCTAATTTTTGCGAACGGGAAAGGTCCCCGCATTGAAAGGTAAGTACGTTCACCCCTGCCTTTATAGCTCCAAATTCGATAGCTTGCAGTAACCATGTTTTGCCTACCTTCTCCCCGCCCAATAGCACGATAAAGCTGTCAGGCACAATCAGTTCCCCAATCATTTCCTGAAATGCTCCACCCAACCGCACTAATGAATCTGATCTTGCTTGGAAAGCTTCCGCCAGGGCTTCCCTGCACTTGGCTGGGTTGATAGCCGTGATCTCCACGATGCGTTTTGGCTTCATGGTTTCCCACAGCTCCCTGGCCTGCTCCAGGTTGTTTGCCTCAGCCGCGGCTTCAACCTCTATGGTACGCTTTAGAATGGTCTCAAGTTCCAGGTAATCGCTCGTCATCTTCAGGAGGGTATCGGTGTCTGGCATGGCGGCTTCACCCTGCAGCAGATCACTTACCCGCTCAAGCACTCCCGCCAGATCCTCCCGCACTTCATCATCCAGTGGAGCCGCAGCCCAAAGCAGCTCGATGTTAGACCCTGGAGCTTCTCCTTTTTCCTCCAGCCACTTAAAACACTCCTCAGCCAGCCACAGCCACCCTGGTCCGACCAGGCTTGGGTCCCATAACTGTCTCAATCCCCGCAAATAGATCGAATCCGTCACCGTTGCCGCCATCATCCTCAGAACCAGTTCTCGCCGCTCCATTTCCGCCAGCCCCCTTGTCCTTTTCGTACCTGAGCATGTTTCAGCATAATTTTATCGATCTTTTTGTCCCTGATAGCTTCACGGAGTACTCCAGGATCAAGGCCGATCACCTCACAGCAGTACCGGTAGCTGCCAATGTAATAGGCATCACTGAAGAACCATCCCTCAGCCTTGGCTGAAACATGCTGTTTCTGTTGCTGTAAGTATTTGGACTGGGCTACGTAGGTTTGTGAATCATATCCATGCACTTTGGGGAAGTACATATCCCTCAGTGCGTTAAAGATGCAGCTCTCCTGTTGTTCTTCCATCTACTTGGTCTCCTTTCTTGTCAGCCTCCTGTCCTGCCCTTCAGCCTTTATCACCTGGCACATATGCTGCAGCCTGTGAGCTATGCGCTCGCTGAGATTATTTGCCAGATGTTCAAGGTCGAGATTGCTTGCAATGTAGGTGATCAACATCTCGTTATAGCGATGATTCAGGATGCCCGCGATGGTGCCCAAAGTCCAGTCGGTTATCCGTTCCATCCCTAAGTCGTCGATGGCAAGAATTGGCATTTCCTTGTAATAGGTGACAGCAGAATCCACAGCAGCCTCATTCTGCCCTTTGAACCCGGACTTGATGTTTTCAAATAGATCATCTGCTGTGATAAATAAACAGCCTCTTTTATCCCATCGGCTAAGAGCCCTTTCCTTCACCATGGCACAGAGCAAGTGAGTCTTGCCCCTGCCGACAGGCCCGTGAATGTAGTAGGAGGCTTCCTGCTCAAAGCTTTCATTCATAGCTGGGAATTGTTCCAGGTCTGCTTCCAAGTAGCGTTTTGGTATCCCTACCTTGGTCAGCCTTGTAAGTACCAGTTCTGGTCGATGGAATCCCCGCTCCCGCCAATGCCTTTCTTCTGGATCGTACTGCATGCTCTTTTCTCCCTTAAATCGTTAGATCAACTCTTCGGAACACGCTAGGGTCGGTGCGCTCTGTTATGGTGGCATTCTGTTGTGGATATCGTTTGCCGTTGCCGTTGCTGGTCTTTGGAAAGATCCCCCGCCAGTTGTTGGTTATGGAGTGATCTATCGCTTCAACCCAGCTGGTGGGGCAGGTACCGAGCTGCTTCAGTAGTTGGGCTATCTTCTTTTTTAGGCCAGTATCAGTGTAACGCGGGGCGTTGTGCTGGGCGCGGTGGTCACAATAATCTTTCCAAGCTTTGTGGAACGCCCTATCATTCGCAAGTTCTTGTGGAAACAGCTTGAGCTGTCTGCGCCACACTGGCTCGGTCTTTTTCTTTGGAGAGGATGTTTCTTTATCTTCAGGAGTAGAGCCAATATCTCCATTGGCTCCCCCGTATGTATTTATACTATTATTACTTAAAGCATTTAATTTATCAGTACTTAAAGCATTTCCCTCCGGATTTTCTACACTGTAGAAATTTCTACCCTGTAGAAAATCGTTAGGGTAGTATTTCTCCTCTGTAGCCCTGCTACATATGAAGTTTACCTGGATATACCAGCCAACTATACGGCTGTTAGTTTCCTTGTCGCGGGCTGGCACATCTTGTACTAGACCAAGCTCTTTCAGCACGTTCTTTGCTGATCGAACCCTGGCTTCAGGCCATTTCAGACCTTTTGCCGCATAGCCTGTGGTTGCTTTCGGTTTGTTGGTTTTCTGCCATTTGGCCGTGTAGTAATAGAAGGTGTAAAGAGCTATCAAGTCGGCCGGTTTATCCTGCTGCAGCAACTTGTCTAATGTAGCCTTGAACAGGATGATCGGTTCTTGATCCAAGTCGTATGAGTATTCTGCCGGTTGATTAGTCGGGTTGGTTCTTTCCTTCTTGTCTCCCATAACCCCAAGTCCCCCAAAGAATGTAGGTGCACTGCAATATACGACTGATCCACCCCCGGACCAGTTAAATATCTAGCTGAGAACAAATGGAATTTAAATTTTTTTGTTTTGGCTGTTTGCATTTACGGCCCCGATTATTGGAGAAGAGGCAAAGGAGGGAGGCTTCGTATCAATGATGTAATCGGGAACATCATTAATCCACGGGTGCCTAGTCCGTGTTTTCCACCCCCTCCTTCATTATCGCAGTTATTATATTATAACTCCTTTTAAAGTTAAAGCTTTTTTTTATCCTTTAATTTCAACCGTTTACCGGCCATCAGCGTTTTCGTCCTCTCCAAATCCCTGGCATAGTGCTGGCACCTTAATTCAGCGGGTAACCTCCCGTTCCACCCGCCAGCTCTCATCTTCGGGGTCCAGTAGGAACAGAAGATAGCAGTGGACAATCCGTCGCTGATGTTGTTCTTGCAGCTCCTGCAGTTCTCTTCCACATCACACCTTCCTTTTTACAACGGTCTTTCTAACCTTTCCAACCAGCTCGGTGGAGTGGCCCCACAGTTCATGCACCGTTTTGGGTAGAAGGGGAGCAGTAGTATCCACAACCCACCTGTCAGAACTACCATAATGATGGTACCGACCCCCAACTTGCGAGAAAACCCACGTATTTGTTGGCAGTTGAAACACTTTTGCATTTTCATCCCAACATCACCTCCTTTCTCTCTTCCTCACTTAGATCAGCCGGGTCTTTGCCCTTTGGCAGAGCAACGTTCCTTACTAACACTCCCCGATCCTCCAACGCCGTCTTTATCCGCCTTGCCTGCAGCTTAGCGGCTGGCTCAGGGTCCAGCACTAGATCGACCTCTTCAAACCTTTCAGCCAGCAACCTCACTTGCGGTTCCCGATACTTGATGCCAAAGCAGGCTACCGCTCCTGCGCCAAGGCTCCAAACATCTGTCACGCCCTCAACCAGCCTGCCTTTCTTCAGGCCGTCTGCTAGATCCATGCCGTACAGGATCTCTTTGTGGAACACACTTTCAAGCTCCTTTGGGCAGGTGATGTACTTCAGCTTGCTCTTACCAGTCCAGTCCCTACACTGCCAGCTAACCACTTTTCCTTTCCAGATGATCGGTACAACTATCCGGTAGCTCAGATCGAGCTTTCTGCCGCCTTGCAGCTCCACTCCTGCTCCTGGCCCCGCGGCTTCTACTCCCCACTCTTCAGCCAGAAGCTTTGGATCGAACCCCCTTTTCTCCAGGTACCTGCAAGCTCCTTTCAGGCCAAACAAAGGCTTTGTGCCTGGCGGTAGTGGTATGCCGCGGATGATTTTAGCTGGTTTTGGCTTCTGTGGTGGAGGCAGATAAGAGCTACCGCCATAAGTAGTGAGAATGTTCCTTGCTTCATTCTCAGGTACCTTCAGCAGCTTAATGAGTACATCCACTGCTTTCTTACCACCACACCGCCAGCAAATGAACCTGCCGTAAAACGAACTCCTCAGATCCAGGCAGTAGCCGAGATGGTTGCCCGGCCTGCCGCTACCGTAGCAGAACGGGCACGGGATATTGATCCACCCATGCCGGTAGTGCCTTTGTCCTGGGGCAGCGTAGGGAACGTTGAAGTCTTGGTAAAGTTTGATGATGTTCATTTTGTTCCGTCCCAAATAATTGGAACGGTTTCAGGGTTCGGGCACGACCAGTTCCACCACCAGATTTGTTGCCGCTTTAGTACATAGCACCAGCCCCCCTGAAATCCAGGCGCGAAAATTATCATTGCACGAGTTTCTCCGGTAACTGCATAGGCTTTGTATTCTTTTCTTGTGCTATCAAATCCATTCTGTTCCCAACTGGAGAATAGGGCCACTGCTATCTTGATGGCCTCATCGGCAGTTTTGATTATTTTGGCTTCGTTTGCCTTTAGCTCTTCACTCAGGTTGGCTCCGTACAGGTTGGCTCCGTACAGGTCAGCTCTCTGTTTGACAAGCATTTTTACAGCATGTTTGATGCTATCTGCTTCGATTTCGTATAGTATATTCCCATTTTTCCATAATTTGATGTGGTGCACCATTTTATTCACCTCCGTTTCCATTCCGCATCCGGTTTATTCTCCTTGCCCTGCCGCTGTCTTCCTCAACCCACCTTTCACAGATCCTTTCAAGCTTGCAGTACTTCCTTTCGCACAGGCAGTAGTCCACAACCATGATGGTCTCGTACTTCGCAGGGTTTGGGTTGTAGCTCCTCTGGTTAGGGCAATCCAGGGGAGGGTTATCCAGATGTCCCCCCGGCGTCCTTGGGATAGTTAGTTTAGTGCGCGGCCTTTTCATAAGGACGCCCTCCTTTGGTAGCTCTCAGCTGCCTCCTTCTCAGCCCCTTCCCCGCAGCACTGCAGCACCACTACCAGCTGCACCCATTCTGCGCTACAGCACTTCGGGCACCGCTTCATTTCCATTGCATCAAATACCGTGTCACAAGTACCGCACAGTACAGCTCTGCTCAACGGAATCATTTTTTACCCCTCCAATGCTCTTCTGATAAGTTCTGTCAACATCGATCCTTCCTCAACATCCCTGCCATCCAGCACAGCATCCAGCACCTCACGCTTTTCATCCAGGATGCCAGCGATTTCCTCCTCAATCGTATTTGCGGCCACAAGGTACCAGGCATTGCATTGCTCCTCCTGCCCGATCCTGTGGATACGGTCCTCAGCCTGGTCATGTTCTCCGGGAGTCCAACCAAACTCTAGGAAAACCACGTTGCTCGCGGCAGTGAGGGTAAGGCCAACCCCTGCAGCCTTGATGTTCCCGATGAACAGCCGGCAGCTTGGATCATTTTGGAAACTATCCACTGCCTTCTGCCTGTTTTCCTGGCTAACCCTGCCATCCACCACAACCGGGTTGTAATTCCTCAATTCCTCCTGCAGATAATCGATCATGGTGTGATGTACGGCAAATAATACCAGCTTGTCGTTAGCGTACAGGCTGTCTTTGATCCACTGCACAGCCATCTCTCGCTTGCCCTCTGCTGCGATCTGCTTCAAGTAGTTGAACCTTGTGAGGGCTTCCGCCTGAGCTGTTTTCTCAGCTCTACCCTTACCAAACTTATCAGCTACCCAGCTTATAAGATCATTGTTTGCGGCAGCATATTCGTTCCGGTTGCTGATATCCATCGGCACAACCAGCCTGCGCTTGCTGGATAGGTCTTTCAAAACGTCCTCTTTCTTCCGCCGAAGCATGAGAACATTATTGATTTTCTCGTGCAGCTCTGCGGTATTGGTGGCTCCGGAAACATTCCACCCGTACCCGTCATGGTAGGCACCGCAGTACCTACGGGTGAACCGCATCCAAGAGTTGAAATTCAGAGGGTCCAGCATATTCAGTACCGTGAAGAACTCAACCGGCCTGTTTACAACCGGTGTCCCTGTCAGGAATATCTTGTGCTCGACGGCTTTTCCCAGCTCCTTAACGGCTTTGGTTCTCTGCGCCTTATTGCTCTTGATGTAATGCGATTCGTCAACAATCATGACCTTGGGTGATTGCAGCTTGATAGCATCCAACCAGTTCGCCAGGATGTCATAGTTGATAACGATGAGGTCCTTGTTCCATATTGTTTTGCGGTTGGCTTTCTTGCCCTGCGGCAGAGCAACCGTTACGTTCTTACCTAGCCATTTCCTTGCTTCCCTCTCCCAGTTGATCTTTAGGGATGCAGGAACAACGATAACGGCAGGCCTACATTCAGGGTGCAGCTTCAACCACCCTAGGGCTTGGATGGTTTTCCCTAATCCCATCGAATCTGCTATTAATCCATTCCCATTTTTTGCTTCTAACCACATCACCCCTTCTCTCTGAAACGGATACAAGCCAGTCATTTTTTCATCATGCAAGCCCAGCTTTTCTTCTATGAGTGGTCCTAAATTGTTAGCAGGAATAGGCGGAGCCAACAGTTCCTGGCATCGCTCATCCAGCTCGAAGCCGAGACTTTCAAGCAGTTTCAGGTTCTCGGTACTGGCCCAAGCGGACCAGAACTTCTTTTCCCCGTTCCACCTCCGCCCTTCCAGCTTCCGCACAGCATCGACAAGTTGCGGGTCGTAAGGGAATTTTACGATAACGAACTTGCCGGTCTGGTCTATGGAAGCGGTTTTGGTGGGCTTGTTGGTCGGCTTGTTACCGTTCAGCATCTTGTGGTCTGGAGGTATATTCACAATCTCATCGGTAGGATTGGAACTCTGGATGCTCCCGATTGGGAGCCAACAATCGACTTTGATATCGCTGATCATGCTCTGCAGTTGCACAACATCGGCTGGATCAGGGTTTTCAAAGTTGAACCTGTTGGCTCTCTCTTCCCAGCCGTTGAATCCCATCCTTGTCAGGCACTCAGGCCCGATGCCGATCAGGATGGAGCCGGGGTGGGTTAATCTGCGCCCGCAACGAATGCAGGCACCTTCAGGGTCAGTTGTGCCGTGGCCGTAAAGGTAAACGGCGCCCCTAGCAGTAGATGCAAGCTCTACCGCAATGAAAGTCCGCGGGATACCCTTGCTTTGGGCTAGTCCTGCGCTGATCGTGTACTGTTTAGCCTTGCTCATTTGATTCTCCCTTGTCCTTAGAGGGTTAGTACCGGGCCGGAGCCCGGTGTGTTGGGGGTTATTCGTTTCCATGCCTTTCAAGAGCTGAAAGGTCTGATGGTTGGTTGTCCTAGGAGTTAGCCAAGGTCTTGATCTCTTTCATCATGGAGTAGGTAAGCTCCTCCTCGTAGAACTTACCCCATTTGTAGTTAGGTCCACCTTTTCTGGTGTATTCATATTTGTGAATGAGGTCTTTTAATTCTTGACCCATGCTGCTCCACTTTCCGTTGCAGTGGATTTTGGCTGTTTTGCCGGTGGGGGATTTGACTGTGAAGACGTTTTTCCAATCCCATCCGTCGAAACTTACTTGGCAGGTAGCTTTCTTTTCCATCTTCTCTCTCCATCTGTTTGTCCTTGCCCTTGGGTGACTTAAAAATCCTAAACTGTTACCTAAATATATAATGGTTAAATTTTAAAAAGTAAAGCACTTTCTGCTGTTTTTTTAAAAAAACTTAAAATTTTTTTCCTAAACAATACCAACCGTTTACCCACTACCCACAACCTGATTATTAAAAAAACCATTTTGAACTTTAGCCCCCTCTATAATATAATAGTTTTCGACAGCCAGATACAAAAGCATTTCACGAAAGATTTGGGAGGGGGACCCAAGGAAGGTGTCAAGCAACGGCGTAACCAAGAAACCCAGAACCAGATGGCCCAACAACAACGGCCACCCGAACCCAGGCAATGGAGGGGGCAAGGGCAAAGGTGGCCGTCCCCCTATCTACAATCCAGACATCCATCCAGAAAAAGCCTACCAGCTCACATCCATGTTCGGGTGCACTTACGCCCAAATGGGTGAACTATTTGGAATCACTGAACAAGGTATGAATCAGTGGGTAGCTAAGCACCCAGCATTTAAAAAGGCTATTAAAGATGGTATTGATATATTCCACACCAAGAATATCGAGGGTTCGCTGGCCAAGAGAGCATGTGGGTATGAGTACCATGAGAAGACCTATGAGATGGTAACAGACCCCACTACCGGAGTGAAGGATCTAACACTGACTAAGGTGGTTAAGAAACAACTCCCCCCAGACCCTACCAGTATGATATTCTGGCTCAAGTGCCGAGACCCCGAAAGGTGGCATGACCCTATACAACAACACAAGCACTCAGTTGAGCAGATTAATCTCAATGTGCATACCACCCTGGCCGATATGATTAGCCAGGTTAGAGATATTACCTCCCTGAAGGCCCTAAGAGACACCATCATTGCATTGCCCGCTAATAAGCCTACTAACGGGGATGCAACAGATGAGCACTAGCAGCGACTGGCTAAACCATCCCATAATGCAGCACAAGGTTTCAGATGTTCTCTGGGCCGTGAATAAGACCTTGGCAGAGCAGGAGTTTGCTGAGTTCTGTCAGCAGGCCTGGCATGTAGTTGAACCAGGCAGGCAGCTGGTGTGGGGTTGGCACCTGCAGGCCAAGTGCGATCACCTCCAGGCAGTCTATAACTTCACAGTGCCTGAGGAAGTAGATCCCCAGGCTGTTAATAAAATAGGAATACAAAGGCTGATAATCAATGAGCCCCCCCGGTGCTCCAAATCCCTGTTCACTTCGGTCCTGTTCCCGGCATGGGTCTGGGCCAAGTGGCCAGGGGCAAGGTTCCTCTGCATCACCTACGCAGATGATCTAGCCCAGAGGGATGCTCTAAAGACCAGGCAGCTGATAGAATCCGCCTGGTACCAAGCATTCTGGCCCCATGTTAAGGTAAGCGATGACCAGCGGGCAAAGTCACGATACAACATAGATGACGGCGGGTTCCGGGTTTCCACAACAATCCTCGGTATGGCGACAGGTGAAGGTGGGGACTTCCGCATAATAGACGATCCACACAACGTCAAGAAAGCCCTGAGTGACGTTGAAAGACAGCAGGCCAACACTTTTATTGATCTCACCCTACCAACCCGCGTAGTCGACCCACAGAAGTCCTCCACCATCCTCTGTATGCAAAGGTTGCATGAGGATGATGCTACGGGGCATGTTCAGGGTGGAGAACTCAAGTATGATCTTCTCTGCTTACCTATGGAATATGAAGCAACTGAGGGCAACCGGTGTAATACGGCTCTTGGGTTTGTTGATCCCCGCAGCAGGGAAGGCGAATTGCTGCACCCTGACCGGTGGGGAGCCAAGGCAGTGGAAGAAGCCAAGCTGCAGTTACGCATGGAGCTTGGTGACTTCGGCGTGGACTCTCAGTTCCAACAGCGCCCTACTCCCTTGGGCGGCGGTATGTTCAAACCGGACAACATTGTAATGGTACCAGACTGGCCAGAGCTGCGCTGGTTGGATAAGCCTGTGCGGTACTGGGATAAAGCAGCTACGGAAGGTTCCGGGTGCTTCACCTCAGGCGCCTTGATGGCCCTCAATAAACGTACCCAGCGCACCATCATCCTGGAAGTACGGAGAGGGCAGTGGGGAACGGACAGAAGAGAACAACAGATCCAGCTCGCAGCCCATGAGGATATAAAGAAGCTAGGGAAGCTGGCCGGTAAGTATGCGGTCAGGGTTGAGCAAGAGCCAGGCAGTGGTGGTAAGGATAGCGCCCGGTGGACTGTGCAGGGATTAGCCGGGTTCAACGCCCAGGCAGTTCCCAAGACTCAGAGTAAAGAGGTGGATTGGATGCCTCTAGCTTCCCAGGTGAATGCAGGAGGGGTGGAGATGGTGATAGGGCCGTGGAACGCTGAAACCAAACGGCAGATGCGCCATGCTCCATTTGGCAAGCACAAGGATGACTTAGATTCGCTCTCGGGCGGATTCAAATACATTTGGCTGGCCCCACGAGGGCGGGTGATAGCTTAGGAGGGGATTTGAATGAAGCGCGTATTAATAGGTATTATAGGGGTGGTGGTGCTGACCTCAGTTACCGGGTCTGCCTATGCCTGGTCCAAAGCCAAATCTATGGATCAGTGGTTCATAGGCGCCTCTAGCGACCGACCGACCTGCGATTCCCCAGGCAAGATGTTATACGAAACAGATACCAAGGACGTCCGGATCTGCGATAACGGAGGCAACTGGAATCTGTACGGCAACGCCAATATCCAAGTAGGCGACGCCGACGTTTCCGCAACCAATCCGGTGCCGGTAAAGACCGGCGACACCGTACTCGAAGCAACCCTGACACTCGACACCAATGCCTATGCTGATGGTGACTTGCTGGCAGACACGCAGCTTTTGGATGGCTCAGCCTTCCTCGCAAATGGTGGTGTAACCACTGTCCAGAATATCCAAATCCAGGACTACGATGATCAAAAGGGTGCCTTGGACATTGTGCTGCTCCGTTCCAACACCAGCATGGGAACCGAGAACAGCGCACCGAACATAGCAGACGGTGACGGTGATGAAATACTCTTGGTCGTACCAGTCTACTCAACCGACTACCGAGACATGGGCGGATTCTCCATTGCCGAAGTCGATGTTGGCAAGGTAATCAAAGCCGCCGCCGCTGACGATGCGCTCTATATCGCCGCAATCAGCCGCGATGCTAAGACCTACACGGCAAGCGGTATCATGGTCCGGGTTGCTTTGGCTGGGAGGCAGTAGCCATGCTGATCGGTAGCAGACGCAGAAAGGGAACGGGGCGTAGACCACTGCTCTACGACCATTTTGGAAAGCCTCTACCAGCTGGCTCACTCAACGGCTCCCTGCCTGTGCCTGGGCCTGCAACGGGACCGAGAACCGTAATCGACACAGAAAACAAACTAGCAATCGGCCCCTGGATAGGCGGCGCAAGCCTTTATGACGAAACAGACGGACCTGCGACCTTCGGTCTCGAGAACAACCGCTCAAGCTATGCTGACGGGCAAAGCTGGATCGGCTACGCTGGCGCAGATTTCGGCGCGGCTGGTCTGGTCGATGGCACCTGGTATCTGGTCGTGCAGAAAGACTCCGCCGGGCGTATGGCCTACGGCTATGTGCTTGGTGGGGCTGCCGGGCTGGGTACGGGGGAGGTGCTTGGGGAGGAGTTGGTTACAACGTGGACGAATCATGCCTCTGCATCGTTTGATACTTTCATCAGCTCTGGCTCGGACATCACGAGTGCTATCTACCTGGGTAGCACTGCTGTTCTAGCCTATAGCACATTGTCATCGGCAACGGTAGCCAAAAAACAGTACAAAGTAACATCCAATTTAACTATCAATTCAGGCACAGTCTATAAATTTGGGTTACGTGTGAGGTCTGGTAGTGGTGCGCTTTACTCAATATCTACAGTCGGCTCTTCATCAAATATTACGCTATATCCAGTTGCATACCTATCTTTCACAGTCCTTACCTATCGGGCGAACAGTGCCGTAGACTTTTCGGCCACTGGGCATTCAGTCAAAGAAGTCCTCACTCCCGACGCAACCTGCGCCTACGTCCACAAATCCGTAAACGGCCCCCAGGGCTGGAACATGGACGGCAACTTCAACATAGACTACACGGCGTACACGTTTAACCTGTATCCGCTGGGCGCGAGTCGGTTGATTAGTGTTGGGGGGAAAACTACGGCAGCCTACGGTGATCCAGGACTCTGGTATCCTGCTGTCACGCGGGAGCTTGGGCGGACTGTGATATTTGGGCCGGTTACTGTTGAGGATGCTTCTGTCTTTGCGGAAATTGGAACTGATACTAATACTACAGGCGAGTTTAATGGGTCATCCTTTTTGTTGAATAATGACAAATTATCGACAAGAGATGGTGGATTAAACGGTCCTCAAGTTCACACCCCATCAGACAACACCCCCTACTACCTAGCAATCCGCCTCCTAGCAGCCGGAGCCGAATACTACCTAAAGACCGTGGGAGGCAACTGGAAAAAGCTCTGGCGAGGCGGAACCGACGCAACAGCCACGCTCTACCCCGGCATATCGAACTACAGCGCAGCCTTCAACCTGAGCGAGCCTGGTGTGATTGTGCCTGCTGAGCTTTGGCATCCTCCGGTGTTGCTGTATGACTCATTCGGCAGAGCGGACGGTAGCCCTACTCAAAGCGAAAGCCTCGATGCTGATAGCAAACCCGCACCCGTTAAGACCTATACCGAAGTAGGAACTTGGGCAATCTCAAGTAACGCGCTCACCTGCTCAGCTCTTGATGGCGGCATAGGGATGCTGCTTGCTGATGCAGGAGTAGTGGACACCTTAACGGACGTCCTTGTCACCCATGCAGGCGGAACCGCTGGTATTGTCTTTAGGTATGCCGATGCCGACAACTACATTCGCCTGATTCACAACGGGACCAATGTGCAGTTGATTAAGAAAGTCGGCGGCTCTGACACCACTGTTACCAATGTCGCTGCGGCATATGTGGCGGGCGCACAGATACGGGTTATCTGTGAAGGGACCAAGTTCAACGCTTATTATAACAATGTTCTCATTGGAACCGAAGCTACCATAGCAGATGCGGGGCTACAGACCGGGACAAAGGCTGGAGTATACACCGACGATATTACCAATTCATTTGATGTGTTTTCGTCTGCTGCTCGTGGGACAAATGGTGAATATGACTCCTTGAACCGATATTTGAGGTAATGATATGGCGCTGCAAGAAGTAAGATTTTTGATGCGAATAGACCGAGAAGCCGGGCATGATGGCCTGGTGCAGTTGTTTGATGAGGCTAATGTTCTGTTTGTCGGTGACGGATGCGGCTACACCATGGAAGATGAGTTTGCAACCCCGACTCAGGCGCGGATATGGGCAAAGACTGACAGTGCTATTATTGACGCATATCTGGCCGATCCTCGTGTGACGCTGATCGAAATGAAACTCGTTTGCTCCGAGTGCGGTGCTGAATGGTGGGGGTTGCCGGATGGCTCGGGGCTTTGCGCTGAGTGTGCGGCTCAGGGGGAGGTGGAATGAAGACCTTCCTTCAATCAACCCTCATGGGAGCGTGGCTAATCTCCTGCCTGCTCTCATGCGCCTGGCTCTTTACCGGTTGCGCCAATCAACTTTGATATAGGGAGAACAAACCATGAAAAAGTTGGCACTATTTTTAATTTTAGTCCTGGTAACTGGCTGCGCTGGAACCCAGGTAGACACCAAAGACGTGGTGAATAGCTTGGCTGAAAAAGCTGGCATTGCCTGTTACGCCTACCTTCCCGAGCACCGTGATCTGATCGAGCAGGTGTGTGTGGTAATGACTATCCTCGATGAAACCGATCCAGTGTTGGCGCAGGAAAAGATCAAAGAGGTAATCGGTAACCTTTGGATTGCGGCTGACGAGTGTGGCATGTGGTTGGTCCAAACTACACTCAACGACTTTGTGCGCTTTAGTGGTCTCAACACGGAAAGTCCAACTACTGAGAAGGTCAAAGAGTGGTTGTCTTTCCTTGATGCGTTCTGCGCTGGCGCTGAAATGGCAAAGAAGATGAAAACCGAAGAGCTGACAGATTTTTTCGACGACTCAACGCGCCTGTGCAAACTTACCGAGTGGCAAAGCCAGAGTTGTGGGCTATCAAACCACAACATTCGATAACGATCAAGGTTTGGAGGTGGTGACAGATGGAAAGTGTTCTCGGGTATCTGCTTAGTTTTTCAAACTTCATCCATTCGATCATTGCGTGGGCGGTTGCTAACCCTGAGGCCGCAGTTCTGTATACCATGTTGTTCAACCGCCTTTATGAAAAACTCCCGCTCTCAGGTCGGGGCAAGGATGCGGTGGATGCTGTCACGGGCGCTCTTGGAACAGTTGCTAGGCGCAAGGGGCTGAAGCTCGGAGGACAGGGATGACTGGAGCAGAAATCACTCTCGCCATTTCAACGGCCATAACTCTCACTGCTCTTATAACCAAGGGGATCGGGGACCGGAACCGTGCGACCAAGAAGGATTTGGAAATTGCCAATGCTACTACTCAGAAAGGTATAGATGAGATTAAGAAGGATTTGAAGGACAAGTCAGAGAAGGTAGTTTACAAAGATGAGTGTAGTACCTGGCGGAAAGGCTGCAGAGAGCGGAATGAATTGATAGATGGTGGTCATGAAGCCTGGAACGTCCGGCTGGAGAAGAAGGTCGATGAACTAATTAAGCAGTTTGATGAGTTTCGTACTCTCAGAGTACAGGAATATGAGCAGGTAAAAGTATTACTTGGCCAAATTGGGGGAAATAAATGAGCAGGGATGGTCAATATCGGGAGCTTCTATCACTGGTAACTAAGATGAGCCGAATGGCCTCGTCCTCCATTTGGCCCACAGCCCTGCTCCGCACTCGTGCCGATATCATGGCTAAGGAGGGCACTAGCTACGGTGGTGACCGCAGGCTGTATGAGATATTCGGCTGGCCGGTGGCCCCTAGCTATGACGATTATATCCACCAGTATCGCCGTGGTGGGATAGCCAAGCGTATTGTCAACGCCTACCCACAGGCCACTTGGAGAAGCCAGCCGGTAGTGGCCGAAGACAGGACAAACAAGGAGGACACAGCCTTCGAGTTGGCCTGGAAATCCCTGGTAGAGAAACGCAGGGTGTTCCATTACCTGGAGCGGGTGGATAGGCTGGCAAGGATTGGTGAATATGCTGTGCTGTTCCTCGGGTTTAATGACGGAGCTGCCTGGGATGAGATGAAAGACCCTGTTGGTGCACTGCAGGGCAAGGAGCCGTGGGAACGGCTGCTGTACCTCTATCCATTCGGGGAAAGCAAGGTGCAGGTACAAGAGTGGGAAACAGATCCGAGGGATGAGAGGTACGGACAACCTAAGCTTTACCAGCTGGAGTTTTCCATGCCGATGCTAGGGAATCATGCCCTTCCTACTACCACAGTAATCGTTCATTGGTCCAGGATGCTGCACGTAGCTGAGGATGTGCTGGAGGAGGATCTGGAAGGTGAGCCCTGCTTGAAGGCCGTGCTGAATGACATACTGGATCTGCGGAAGACTTTGGGGGCAGCTTCGGAAGCCTTCTTCCAGCAGTGGCCTCCAGGGATGACGATAACCAGTGACAAAGACACTACCATTGACACCACCGAATTCACCGGTTCAGGCGCCGGTAAGGATATGATTGAGGATTTCATTCACGGCTTTAAGCGCTACCTGGTGTTGCAGGGGCTGCAGATTGATAAGATAGCTCCAACTATGGGAGATCCAAGGCCGATAGTTGAGAGCCTGCTGGAGATGATCGCTGGTACAACGGGCATACCGAAACGGATTCTGGTAGGCAGTGAGCGTGGAGAGCTGGCGTCTGAGCAGGATGAAACAAACTGGAACAAACGCATTGAGGAGAGACAGCAGAACTGGGCTGAGCCATTTCTGCTGCGCCCCTTCATAGACCGGATCATTGCCAAAGGGGTATTGGCGCCGCCAGCTAAGGGCGAGTATACGGTAGAGTGGCAGGAAGCCAGGGCTCTCAGCGAGCAGGTGCTGGCAGAAATCAGCGAAAAGAAGGCTTCAGCTCTATCCAAATACACACAAGGGGGCTCTGACAGTGTGATGCCTCCGGAAGTGTTCCTACGGGAAGTGATGGGAGAAAGTCAGGAGACTGTTGAGGAGTGCAAGAAGCTCCTGCAAGAGCTTTGGGACAAAGATTTGGAGGATTCGCTGAGCGATGAAGAAGAACTCATGGACGGACCTGCTCAGGGCCAAGTACCCACACAGGGAGGAAGAGCCGGTGAACCTGTGCCAAAAGTGCGCTAGGTTCAGTCTGGTCAGGAGTAATGGTGAGTGGGTATGTCACAGCTGCAGAACATTTGAGGAGAAAAGTAGTGGAAGACAAGTTTTTGAAGTTCCTGGTAGATGCTGAAAGCTGGGAGAACCGTGCTTATCCTGATTCATCGGGGTTCTGGACCATCGGGGTGGGGCACAGACTGACACAGTCTGAGCTGTCCTCAGGCAAGATATCGATCAATGGGGAAGTTGTGAAGTGGTCGGATGGCCTGACGGACAAACAGGTTAGGGGTCTGCTGGAGCAGGATCTGGAAAGGTTCAGGCTGATAGTTGATGTGTTAAGACAGCAGGCCCCGGTTGGACTCAACCAGGACCAGCGGGATGCTTTAGTGAGCTTTGCTTTCAATATAGGGGCGGTGGCTTTCCGGCGCTCTACTCTGTGGAAGCGGGTAGTGGCTGGGGATCTGGGGGATGTACCAAGGCAGATGCGCCGGTGGGTGTACTCTGCCGGTAAGAAGTGGGACGGGCTGAAGAACAGGCGGGAAAAAGAAATCAAGTACTGGCTCGGGGAAATATGACTAGCTATACTTCTCTGCTCTTTAACCAGCTCGCTAAAGCCGATCCTACCAGGACGCTCACCTTGCGTTCCAGGTGGGCTGCGGACTGGAAGCGGAGGATTAAGGAGCTGCAGAGAGTTATCAGAATATCAGTTGTGGACAACGACGGGTTTGGGTTGAGCCGCCCCGATGTGACTCCTGGTACCGCTCGCCAGCTCCTAGCCCAAGTCCCGTCAGTCCACGCAGCCCTGGAGCCTGCTAGTTCAGGCTCCTGGGCCTACCGCTGGAGCCATGAGAAAGTAGACGCCTTTATGCGGTGGCTAAAGGAGATGGAAGAGCGAGGGTTGCTGGAGATTACCTACAGGTCTGCTACCGCTAGGCCGATGGGGGAGCCTTGGAGCAATGTGTATGTGAGGTCGGCTTATCAGTCCGGAATTAAGCAGGCTCTGGCTGAGGTGAAGAAGAACGATAAGAAGCTGGCCCAGTGGTTGGGCATGCCGGGTGGGGCGGTTTCCCCGATGTTCGATTATACCGGTGGGGCGGTTTCTGCCATAATGATGCAGCCCTTCCACGCTGACAGACTGGCTCTGGCTTATACCAGGGTGTTTGATGAGCTTAAAGGCGTTACGGCTGAGATGGACAGGCAGATCAGCCGGATACTTACAAGAGCCTTGGCTGAGGGGAAGAACCCGCGGGAAATAGGGGCTCTGATAGCGGATAGGGTGGATAAGGTTGGGCTGACAAGAGGCACCTTAATCGCCAGGACCGAAACCATCCACGTACACCAACAGGCGGCACTGAACGAGTATTACTCCTTGGAGGAACAGACTGGAGAGGTAATACTGGTTCAGTGGAACGCAACGCAGGACAGCCGCACTCGAGACACCCACATGACCAGGCATGGAAGGGTGTACACAAAGGAGGAGGCTTATCCGCTGTTGGGAGAACCTAACTGCCGGTGTGCTCTGAAGCCATGGATACCAGCCACTATGGGGATGCCAGCCAAGGCTACCGATAAGGCTAGAGAGATATGCAGGAGAGTGTTAGAGGAGGAAGGGAAAAGAAATGAATAACCAAACGTTCCAACCACTAACGGCGAATATAGACACCGCCCAGGCTAAGATCAAAACCTACAAAAAGCGACAATACTATGTTGCCCCGGTTACCATGATTGCCGCCCCTATCGTCATGAATGATCTACTGTATTCGGTGGATGAGGTGAGCAAGTTTCCTGGAGCGTGGAACGGGCGCCCAGTCACCTTGTTCCATCCCAAGGGGAGTGATGGGGATTACATCTCAGCCAATGATGAATCTGTGGCAGAGGATGTCCATCTTGGTATCCTCCGCAACACGAAGTTCACTGATGAAGCCAAGCTGATTGCAGAAGCCTGGGTAGATATTGAGCATACCAGAACCACTCGCCCTGAGGTACTGGAGTATTACGAGGGGAAGAAGCAGGGACTAGAGGTCAGCACCGGGCTCTGGGGGGATATTCAGACAGTCAGTGGGGAGCTGGATGGGGTCAAATACTCAGGGGTTATGATGAACTTCCGGCCGGATCACTTGGCTCTGCTGCCCGGCGGTGAGGGGGCGTGTAACTGGGAGGATGGATGTGGGCTAAGAGCAAATGAAGAACCTGAATCTGGTTTTACCAAATTCTTCGATAACTCCATGTCGGATGATGAAGTCAGAAAAGCACTTATCCAAGCCCTTGATACTAAACGCTCCAAAGGCGTAGATGTCTACATTGAGGCCATCTATCAGAAGGAAAAGAAAGTCATTTACGAGGAGAACAGATACGAAGGCTCACGGCGTTACTCCAGGTTATTCCGGGTTTCGTATGAGATTGATAAAAACGGTTCTGCCACGTTTGGGACAGACGCCGAAGAGGTGAGAAGAAAAGTCACCTATGAGACCATAAAGACCAATGAAAAGGAGATCAGTACAATGAGTGACAAAATCAAGGCAAAAGTGGATGCCCTCATCGCCTGCGAGCGCTGTAGGTTTGGGGAGAAGGACCGGGAGTGGCTTATGACTCTGAACGAGGAGCAATTGGAACTGGTCACTCCCCCGGACAATGTGGTGGTGTTGGAGGAGCCCAAACCCAACCAACAGCAGCCCAAGAATGAAGATTCTAAGCCGGATCAGCAGCAACCGATTACCGCCGAGTCCTGGCTGATGAACCAGAAAGACATGCCGAAGGAAGTGGCAGACACCATTCTGGAGGGCCTGGCTCACAATCACCTGCTGCGGGCTGAGCTGATTGAAAACATCAGCAAGAATCCCCGCAACAAGTTCACCGCAGAGCAGCTTCAGACCATGAACACCAATACCCTGAAGAACCTGTCTGCTCTGGCGGATGATCCTAAGCCCGATACCAACCAGCAGCCCCAGGGGTTTTTCGGCATGAAGCCTTTCACTAACCTGGGCCAGGACCAAAAGCCCAAAGACCCTGAGCCCTTGGTGGTGCAATCCCTCGCCGAGGCTTGTAAGGAGAGCAGGAAGAGATAACAAATCGGCAGTTTAGCCTGTCTGATGAAAACATTTCATTTAGGAGGGTTTAAGAGATGAGTGCGTACAGCTACAAAACGATTTTCTTGAAAGGTCAGGAGTTCTCGCCTTCCGAGGAGGCTCCGGCAGGTGAGTCCGGGATTTATCCTGGCATGTTTCTCAAGTTCACCTCGGATGGGGATTTTGAGCTGCAGGATGAGTCTGAGGTTCCTGGTCCTTTGCTGGTTGCGGTAGAGGACGACAAAGAGGGTGGCACTATCGACACCGTTTATATTAGTGGCCGGCAGGTAACGGCTCGCTGGGTGTCGATTGGTGCAGAAGTGTTTGCTTATCTGGCACCGGGCCACAGCGTTACCAAAGGCACCAGCTTGCTGAGCTTTGCCGGGTACGAGAGCCCTGGAGCCTTGGGCGCTGCTGAGCATACCAGTGCCGACAAAGGCAGCGGTGCAAACTTCGTGGCGAAAGAAACCGTGGACAACTCTACTGGCTCTACCGCAGTGCGGATCGTGGCCCAGAGAATCAGATAATCAGGGCTAATACGGCCCCAGAACATATTGAAGGAGGGTTTAAAGAGATGAGTGGACAAGCGAGTTTGGTGGCTCAGCCCTATGTGGTGAATGCCCGGTCTGGAGCATGGAGCCCTGGCACTGACCAGCTCATGAACACCATGAGCCCTATGCTGGCCAACAACCTGATGAGGTTCGGTATGAACCATCAGGCGTTGCGCCCCTGGGTGAACATGGATCAGCAGCAGGCAGTGATCCAGGCCAACCTGAAAGAGCTGGAGCTGATGGCGAATGACCTCGGCCTTGACACAGACAACTTGTTCAAGGGTGTTGAGGCGTTCATTACCATTAACAAGAAGAACTACCGAGTCAATGCGGCCACGCTGCTCAAGGATGAGTGGAAGCTGTATGACGATGTGGTGCTGATGGTGGCTCAGGAGCGTCTTGTGGCGGTTGGGGATGTGCTGGCCAAAGGGCTGGTGCTGAACGTGCCTAATGCTCTGGGTACCACCGTGCTTGAGTATGAGGACATGACCCACCCTGGAGAGGCGGTTATGAGTATGGACGCCATCACCAGGGGTAGAAGTGACCGGCCTGAGTTCACGATGAACTACCTGCCGCTCCCGATCATCCATGATGACTTTAGCCTGACCATTCGGGCTCTGACGGCATCGAGGAAGCGGGGCACGGCACTGGATACCTTGCGGGCGGCTGCGGCAAGCCGGAATGTGTCTGAGTACATCGAGAATATGTTCTTCAACGGGCCTGCCGGTACTGCAACTGCTGCTACTTTTGTTTATGGTGGTGGTACCATTTACGGATGCCGTAACTTCACTGGCTGCAACACCTATACCACTATGGCGGACTGGGGAAGCTCCGGCATCACCGGGACAGAAGTCCTGAAGGACTTGCTCAACATGAAGCAGCTCTTGATCGACGACAAGCACTACGGGCCGTATGGTGTGTATATTCCAACCGCATACGAAACCGTGCTCGATGATGAATTCAAGACCTCCAGCGACAAGCCGATCCGGCAGCGGATGCTTGAGATCAGCGGGATTGAGTTTATCAAAGTCGCAGACAAGCTACCGGATGACAACGTTATCATGATCGAGATGAAGCCGGAAACGGTGCGGATGGTGGTAGGGTTCCAGCCCATGATGCTTGAGTGGCAGGCTATGGGCGGAATGCAGTTCGAGTATAAGGTGATGGCCATTATGGTTCCTCAGTTCCGCAGTGACTCCAGCGGTCAGTGCGGCATTGTGCTTGGCACCACCAGCTAACAGTGAGGCGCCCTGGCCGGGGGCAAATACCCGGCCAACAAAAGGAGGGGAACACTTACCATGCTGACTTACCGAAGAAAAGCAAAAAGCGGCAAGATGCACATGATGGACCGGAAGGGCGGGGCCAGGCAACGCAGAGCCTCCCTAAAGACCTTACGGCCCGGAGATGAGCTGACTGTAAACCGGGTTGAGGAACTTCCTGGCTATCCGTACTCGATGGATGGTTGGGAGTTGGTCGGGGAAGAGGCCGAGCCTATTAATGAGGAGCAACAGGTTACTACCCGCCGCACTAGGACAAGGAGCTAGGTACCATGAGCTGGGGGAAGGTACCCAAGCTGTTTGCCAGTGGCGGCAGGGCCTACGTGGTTGGTGGGGGACCATCGGCGGCTGACGTAGATTGGGAGAAGCTGCGCGGCAAGGCTGTTGTGGCTTGCAACGCTGCAGGGTTCCTGTTACCGGAAGGAATAGTTAAGGCAACCGTGGTGGTTGATAAACGCTTTATGAACCTGTTCCGACCAAGGCTGCTCGCTATGGATAGCCCAGTGTTTTATGCTCCAACCCCAGGCAGGCCGGTTGATGAAAAAAACGGTTATGCGGTTCACCTGAAACGCCTCCAGAGCCGGAAGTACTGGGGGATAAGCGAGGACCCAGGCGTTGTCCGCTACAACCGGGGCTGCGGAGGCACGGCTATCAATATTGCTTACCTGATGGGGGCCAGGGAGCTGATACTGATAGGGTTTGATTGCTCTATCAGGCACGGATTCAACTGGCACAGGGAATACACCGATCTGATGAAGGCGGACAGGCTAGTCACTCCAGGCAGCGAGTATTATGTCGGGGTCAGTCTGGCGATGGAGAAGGTGAGAGAGGATCTGGAGCGGCTAGGGGTGCTGGTGTGGAACACTGTTAAGGGTACTCCCTTTAGCTACTGGCCCTTGGAGGACTTGCTGTGATGTTCAGCCCTGACTGGATACATCTGGTGCTCCCGGAATACAGGCTGGCTTTCCTCCATGTGCCCAAGTGTGGAGGCACCACTGTTAAGCAGGCCATAGCTAAAGCGGTAGGGCTGGAGTTGAAAGAATTCAAGCGTTTTCGGCCAAGGTGGAGTAAGGAAAAGATTTTGCGGGAAGGCTCAGGGTTCCTGAAGTTTGCGGTAGTTCGCAACCCGTATGACCGGCTGGTTAGCTACTGGGAATATAATGTGCGGGGAGTGGGCTGTCACGAGTTTCCGAAGCAGATCGGGTTCAGGGAGATGGTTGGGGTAATCTGTAACGATATTGCGGAGCAAAGGCACGTGGATATTCATTACAGGCCCATCAGCCAGATCCTTACCGACGATAGAGGGGAGCTGATCCCAGACATCATTCTGCAGTTGGAAACCTTGGAGCAGGAATGGACCTACCTGAGGAGAACGGTAGAAAAATTCTGCAGGCTCACTTTGCCGTCCCACCTGGACCGGGCAAAGCGATCCGACAGGAAGCCCTATCAGCAGTATTATGACGATTACTTTGGGGCTTTGGTTTGGGAACGGTACCTGAGTGACTTCCTGGCTTTCGGTTATTCGTTCTGAGGTTATTTATGGGGAAAACAATTGGATTAGGACAATCGAATAAGAAGTACGGAGGCTGGTTAGCCTGGTTCAGGCCGGAGATCCGGGATGAGTTTGACTCACTCCCTAGGTGTTACGAAGGCCAGACCGTGTTTGTGATAGGTGGAGGCCCTAGCATCAACCACCTGCCATTGAAGCTCATCCGCGACCGCCCGGTACTGGGGTGCAATGACGCCTTCCGGCTGGGGGATTGGGTGGATTGGCTGGTGTTTGCAGACAGGCGCTGGTGGATGTGGAACTGTGATGAGGTGGCAAAGTGGAAGAACCGGGAAAACGTGATCAGCCTGGTCCCTCAGCTCCTGGACGAGCGGGCGGAGAAATGGAACTGGCTATGGATACTACGGCGGGACGAGGCCCGGTTTGGCCTCTCTGTAGAGCAGGATACTGTCTGTTGGAATCGGGGCTGTGGTGGGGCTGCAATCAATGTCGCTTACTTGCTTGGAGCTTCCAGGGTGGTGCTGTTAGGATTTGATATGCAGATGTGGAAGGGCAAGCACAACTGGCATGATTACCACAGGGTTGAGGAGCGGCCACAGATATACCAGAATTCCATGATGCCGTTTCTCAAGCCGATGAGTGACGCAATGAAGGTTACGGGGTTGCAGATTTGCAATGCTACCCCTAAGAGTGCTCTGGATATATTTCCAGTCAAGCCGCTGGAGGAATTATTGGAGATGGGGTGGTGAGGATTTTTAACAGGACCAAACAACAGGAACCGATGCCTCACTTTTACCGTACCATACCTGGCATGTTCCACTTCGCGGGGCTGTATCGCAGGGCAGTTGAAAGAGCCCCAGACCCAGCAATATTTGTTGAGATTGGGTGCCATCTTGGTTGCTCCACGGCTTTCCTTGTGGTGGAAGCCCTTAATAGCGGCAAGGATATAACCATCTATGCGGTCGATCTGTGGGACAAGGAAAGTAAGTGGAAGGCTGGACCAGAGGATTTCCTTGGTTATCTCGGACATATGCCGAATGTTGTTCCTCTCCACATGCACAGCCAGGAGGCAGTGAGGCAGTTCGCTGATGGTTCCCTGGACTTCATCTGGATAGATGGGAATCACAGGTACCCAGGCTGCTGGCTGGATATCCGCAGCTGGTGGCACCGGCTAAAGAGCGGTGGCTGGATGGGTGGTGATGATCTCAATTACCACGGAGTAGCTAAGTCTGTGCGGCTGTTCTTTGGGGAGGAGTGCGTGGTGGACCACCCTAACGGGGCTTGGGCCAGGTATCAGGAAACATACCTGATTGAGCCTACCGGCCTCTGCAGGCCGGATGCAAGGCGCCTCTGCTGGTGGGTTAGGGATAAGGATGATAGCTGGAATCCCACAGGTCTGCACAGGAAGGTAAGATGGCAAGGAAACGGATAACCAAAGCAGTGATCAAGGCTAAAGCCGATGAGCGAAAAAGGGCCTTGACCGAGCGAATGATAGCGGCCGCAAAGAAGGCTGCTGAAGAGGAGAGGCGATTGGGGAAGACCATAAACGGTTTCCGCGTCCCCACAGTCATGAATGAGTGGCAGACCCTTTACCAGGTGCTGAACGGTAAGAGCTTGAGCCGCTACGGGGATGGAGAGCTAAAGCACATGGAAGGCAAGCGCAACGTCAGTCAGGTGTGGGTGGACACCTTGGCTGCAGCGCTCAAGGCCGTATTCCGCTCCAGAATGAAAAATCATCTGGTGGCTATCCCCAATGTTTACAGCGGCAGGTACTTTATCGATGTTAAAGAGGATTATGTGGATGCTATGCGGCGCCGGTTTCTCCGAATTTCCGACAATAAATACATCTATGGCTCAGCCTACGTAAGCCGTGGGGATATGAATGGTTACATGCAGTGGGCTAGTTATTGGGGGGTAGTGAGTGAGCTGTGGAGAGGTAGGGATGTGGTGCTGGTGCGCGGGGTGGCCAGGCGGGCAGCTCCCGATGGCATGATGCTGCAGGCTCGCAACATAGCTCATGTGGAAACCCCGTCTGTCGGGGCCTGGGAGAAGTACCCGAGCATTTTTAAGGAGTGCCTGAAGCACGCCAAGTCTTCCATATTTCTGTTATGTGTTGGCCCAACAGCAACGGTGCTGGCGGCAGACCTGGCACAAAATGGCAGGTGGGCTGTGGATATTGGGCATCTTGGACTGTTCTACAAAAAGTGGGGGATTGAGTTCGACTACAACCCTCAGGTCTGGCACCACAGGCCGACCGATCCAGGCTATAAGCCGGGGAATCCATACTGATGCTGACTGTAGCTTGCGTGTGGATAAAGAGCGATACCTACCGGACCGAGGAATGGGTGCTGAAGCTTAGGAGCATGGTGGCTAGGCGTATGGGGATGATCCATCCATACCAGTTCATATGCATCACTAAAGAGGACCTTAGCCAGCACGGTATACCGACCGTTAAGCCGAGGATCAAAGTACCGGGCAACGTGCCTCTGTGGTGGCATAAGCTCAACCTGTTTTCGTTAGAGGCGCCTTGGGTGCTGTATTTTGATCTGGATGTGGTGCTGACTGGGCATTTAGGGGAACTGGTAGATTTTCCCTCTGACTTCTGCGTGGCTCCAAGCAATGGGGTTCCGATGCGAGGGCATGATTTCAACAGCTCGGTCATGATGTTCAGGACAGATTCGGACCAGGCCAGAATGGTGAAACATCTAGTGACCGATTCTCACGTACCGTTTACCAAGTTCGCCGGTGATCAGCAATGGTTGGCTTCATTGCCGATGCGGGTGGATTTGTTCCCAAGCAGATGGGTACATAAGTATCTGCCGGGCCAAGGGGTCTACTTACCGCCGGAAGGAACAAAAGTGGTGCTGATGATCCAGGGCGGCAAAAACAAGGTACTGTTGGAGGCTGGTCACGAATGGATCGGGGAGTACTGGAAATGATGACGTTGATCTATCCATATTACAATTCAGCCGGTATGCTGAAAAAGCAGCTGGAGGGATGGCTGGCTCTGCCGGATAAGGTGCTTGAGCAGATAGCGATTATTCTGATAGATGATTGCAGCCCCAAGACTCCAGCCATGCCAGTGCTGAAGAAGCACGGATTCCCGAATGCAGATTTCCCTCTCAGCCATTACCGGGTATTGAGGGACATACCGTGGAATCAACACGGCTGCAGAAACCTGGGAGCCAAGATAGCTGAGGATGGCTGGTTGTTCCTGAGCGACATCGATCACGTGCTGCCAGTCGAAAGCATTGAGGGGTTGCTCTGTAGGGAGCTGGATCAGGGAAAGTTTTATACCCTGCAGAGAGTGACAGCGGTGAAAAAGGAGGACGGCAATCTCAAGTACGACCTCATGACAGATATTCACGGTAAGCCCAAGCCCCACCCCAACACTTTCCTCGTCACTAGGGAGAAGTTCTGGGAGTGTGGTGGGTATGATGAGGACTACTGTGGTACGTACGGCGGGGACGGACCATTTTCCAGGGCTCTTGAGCGGGTGGCCAAGCGCGAGCACATACAGGAGCTTATGCTGATTCGCTGGACCAGGGATCAGATACCGGATGCCAGCCAGCCTCCGGAGTATCGGGAAAAGTACCGGAAGCTTTACCGCTCCAGGTTTGAAAACAAAGGCTGTAGCAGAGCAGAGAAACCGACTAGGCACATTAGATTTCAGTGGGAGAGAGTGTTTTGAAACGACACAGAGGCAGATACCCATACCCGCTGGTACACATACCAGGCTGGATGAATGGTCCTGAGCTGGAGTGGTTGTACCTCAGGGCCAGGGAGAATCAAGTGATTATTGAAGTCGGGTCTGCCTACGGCCGCTCTTCTCATGCGTTACTTGTCGGGAATTTTGAGTGCTTTGAATTCGGTGGTCGGGTGTATTGTGTGGATTACTGGCCGATGCCGATTAAGGGCGGTGGGGATGATAGCCTGTTCGATGAGCACAAGAAAGATCATGTTAGGAAGTCCACCTTTTTGCGGCGCCTCGGGCACTGGCCGAATCTTAACATAATTGAGCTGCCTCAGCACCTAGCCCACCCAGCCCTTAGCAGGCTGGAGGTTAACATGGTGTTTTTGGATGGCGGTACAGCCAATATCAGGGAAGAACTGGGGTTGTGGAAGAAAGTCCCAAATAAGCTTCTGTGCGGTCATGATTACTGTGAGGAGAAGTACCCTGGGGTGGTGGAAGCGGTCGACGAGATACTGGGCAGGAAGCCGAGCGTGGTTGAGGGCGGTACGGTTTGGTATGCCTACAAATGAGGGGGAAATGAGCAAAGAACCATTAACCATAGTGTGCTGGAAGTGGTTACCCGAGCACAAAAGCAAGCACCCGGAGAAGCGAGCAGCATTTAGCTGTGAGCACGTGAACAGGCTTTACCGGATGCTGGAAAGGAACCTCACCAGGCCCTTTGAGCTGGTGTGCGTGACGGATAACCGGTGCGGGTTGGATAGCGCCGTTAGGACTCTCAACATCGACCGCCACTTTGGGGAGTACAAGGAGCTTGGGGGGTGTTATAGGAGACTCAAGGCATTCTCCCAGATGCCCGCTTTGGTGTGCTTCGGTAAGAGCTTCGTGAGCATGGACATAGACGTTGTGATCACCGGGAACCTGGATGAGCTGCTGGTATGGGATGAGTTCAGGATCTGGGAGGATAAGTGGCGGCGCCGGACACCTTACTGCGGGAGTCTCTGGGCCATGAAAGCAGGAGCCAGAGAGAAGGTCTGGGAGGAGTTCAAGACGGACCCGGGAAAGGCGGTGCAGAAGGCAGCGGGGATGAAGTACATAGGCACAGACCAGGCTCATGTGTCCGCCTGCCTGTGGCCAGGTGAGCAGGTGTGGAGTATCCGGGATGGGGTTTACAATTTCAATACGCAGGTAAGACGTAGCCGCAGCCGGATAGTGATTGATGGGGATGGGAACAAAAAGCTGGATATCGGTAGACCTGGGGAGCTGCCGGAGGATGCGAAGATCGTGTTTTTCAACGGCAAATATGACCCTAGCCAAGTATGGCTGCAGAAGAAATATGACTGGATAGGGGATTTGTGGAGGTAGTAAATGGGAATGGGAAGAGACTATAATTGTCATGATAAGCTTGATACTAAAATTTGTCTTGATGAACTTTCCGAATCTGCAGATTACGGTCTCGGCCGTATTGCATACGAAGCATACTGTGCTACTACAGGTTGGAAAAGTGCTATTACGAATGCTGCTTTGCCCAAGTTTGATGACTGCCAGGAGCTGGTAAAGAAGGGATGGATAGCTGCGGCAAAAGCGGTACAAAAGGAACTAGATTATGGGCAATGAGCCCTACAAATGGCAACTCAACCCCAAGGCCTGCCTCAAGGAACTGGGCCGGATGGAGGATGATCCTGGTTACACCAAGACCATCTGCGGCATTCACCGGGTCCTCTGGTCCTATATAAATATTGAGGCTGCAGGGCATCTACCAGAACCCATACGCCGTAGGATCAATGAGCTGCTGGAAGAGTGCTTCAGGATGGGGAAGCGGATGGACTACCGGCTAAAACAGTACTTTGCGGCCACTGGCGGGCAGATACCGGATGGGGTGGAATGGGAGCCTGGGAACAAGTTGAGCGAAAGGATGCAGGCGGAGGTTAATTTCCCCAAGTCTCCGACCAAAACAAAGCAGGAAAAGAGGAGCGGCAAGAAGTGAGACGGGTAGCGGCAGTGAGCTTTCTCTACGGGGAATGGCCAGAATCAGCCCCATACCTCGCCGGGCAGTACGTGAGGCGGCTGTATGATGGGGTGAGGCGCAACACGAGCTTTCCTGTAGACTTTTGGGTTGTTACGGATACTCGGAATTGGGACTATGTTGGTAGGCTGTTTTGCGGCAAGGTTTTCTACCACTCCTTTTTGCCAGTGTGGTGGGAGGGGTTGCGGTGGAACTTGAAGAAGGTCAGAGCGTTTGATCCTGAGCTAGGGTTAGGAATCTATGATTGGGTGCTGCTGCTCGATCTGGACCTGGTGATTACAGGGAGCTTGGATGAGTTCTTTCAGCCTCGGGACCGAATGATCACTTGCCGCGGGGCTTACCGGGATGCAATCGGCGGCAGTGTGATTGGGTTCGATCCAAATAGTGAGGAGCCAACCGGACTGGTGAGCTACCTAAAACACAACCAGAGGCTGATCGAGCAGGACACCAGAGGCAGCGAGAGAAAGTTCCTGGCCAAGGCTGTAAGTACCTGCGTCATCAGACAGCCGGGTTACTGGCAGGACATTCTGCCGGGGAAAGTGTTGAGTTACAAAGTGGATGGGGGGTTTGAGAACGGGGCCAGCATAGTCAGGTTCCACGGTAGCCCAAGGCCCCATGAGGTCGATCATCTGGAGTGGATGGGCAAGCATTGGAGAGGAAATGGAGCGCACTAGAAAGATTTGGGGAGAGCGGTGGTTGATACGGCAGGACAGCACTCATGCGAATTCTGTCCTGCTGCTTGAGCTAGGGATGGAGTGCAGTTGGCACCGGCACCGGGAGAAATACAACGTATTCGCCTTGGTGGACGGTAAGGTCGGGATAGTGACTGAGGAGATCAGTGGCAGGAAAGAGACCATACTCCGCGGGGGCCAGAGTTTCATAGTGAAGCCTGGGCAGTGGCACAAATTCCGGGCCTACGAAGACAGCATTATGGTTGAGGAAATGTATGTGGAGTATGATGAGGGGGATATTGAACGACAGACCGTGGGTGGGAAATTCGAGTCTAGGGAGATCATTTGATGCCTAATTACACAGACTCCCCAATCCTTGTTACCGGCTGCGCCCGCTCCGGTACCTCACTCACTGCTGGTATCCTCGCCATCTGTGGAGCTTGGATAGGACAGACAACCGGCCCAACCAGCCACAATCGCCGGGGGCAGTTTGAGAACGAATACATTCGGGACAAGCTCACTAAACCTTTCCTGCGCTCCATCGGGGCTGATCCTATGGGACAGAAACCTTTGCCGGACTTATCCGAGGAGGCATTGAGGAAGTTCGGGCCAGAATGGCGGCTAAAGGTGATTTCTGCTATCCAGCATCAGGGTTATGTCGGTTCCTGCCCTTGGATGTATAAGGGAGCCAAGGCTTGTCTGGTCTGGCCAAAGTGGGCCGAAGCCTTCCCTGCTGCCAACTGGGTAATAGTCCGCAGGGCTGACGAAAGAATCATAGACTCCTGCCTGCACACAGGTTTCATGCGGAAGTACCGAACCAGGGAAGGTTGGCAGGAGTGGATAGATCATCACAAGAGGCAGTGGGACGCCATGCACAAAACCAAACTGAACATTACTGAGGTTTGGCCGGATGAGTTGGTGCGGGCGATGCACTGGGATGAATACCGGATTGTTCGGTGGTTGGTTGAGAGCTTCGGCCTGAAGTGGCGGGAGCGGGAGGTCAAGGATTTTGTCGACCCCAAACTTTGGAACGGGTGAAAGGACTAGGCTAAAGTGTACCCTGTGTCCGAGTTTCCGGGTCTACAGGACCTGTAAGGGCTGCACGTACCTCTGCTGTCCCTGGTGCTGTAAAGGTGAGCCGGGAAAACCTGAGCGGCCAGTGGATTGCTGGAAGAAGGATTAGGCAATGGCAAATCGAGTTACCGGAGCAGAAGTCAAAGAGATCATAAATACCGTTCTCACAGGAGACGAGGTTACGCCTTTCATTACTGCTGCAAATGCTGTGGTTACTGGTAAATGTGCTAACTATTACACCGAGGCAGAACTGAAGGAGATTGAGAGGTGGTTTTCAGCGCATCTGGTATCCATACGAGACCCCAGCAGATCAGCGGTTACAGAGCAGGGTATTGACGGTGGACCAAAACAGAGGTTTGCCCTTATGCCAAACTATCGGATAGGGCTGGCTACTACTCCATACGGGAGTCAAGTGCTGTTGCTCGATTATGGGAACAAGCTGTCTGATCTTGGGCTGCGGCGCCTGATAAAGTTTACTTCGGTTGGTTCTCCAAATAAGGACTTTGGCTGATGTGGGTATGGGTGGCGGTAATAGTAGCATGTTCCGATTCTCGGAACGAGAATGCCTGATGGCTTTGGTCTACCTTGGCAAGAGGATTAGGTAATGGACTATACCTGGGCACTGAATCAGACTGCCGTATACTGGAAAAGGCTAGGACCTGATGGCTACGGGGACTGGCTATGGGAGGACCCGGTGGAGATAGACGTTCGCTGGGATGATGTGAGCGAAATGTTTACGGATGTGAATGGCGAACAGCGGATGAGTTTGGCAAAAGTGTTGGTGAACCAGGATGTTAAGGTTGGGGATTACCTGTACCTGGGGGATCTGGATGATATTGACAGCGCAGTTACCCCAGCCAATACCAAGACAGCTTACAGGGTACAGAAATTCGACAAGATCCCAGACCTTAGCGGCCAGGAGTTCTTTAGGAGGGCATGGGTATAAATAAATGGCTGCAACCGTTTACCGCAAAACCAACCTTGATGCTGTACTAAAGCGCCTGAACCGCGAGATAGGCAAAATTGAGGGGGACGTGCAGAAGGGCCTTAGCCTTGGGATGGCCGAGATCAAGGGGGATAGCATGGAAAATACCCCGGTAGACACAGGCAACCTCAAAGGCAGTCATTACTTGGTAAGCGGTAAAGGGGGAACAAATGAACTGGGTGGTGGTAATTTCAAGACCAGAGATGCTTCAAGCGCCAGGGTGGCCGCAGAGCACCAAGGTCATGTGAGTGAAGCCAAGAGCAGAGCTGATGGTAAACGCTACCCGTTTTGTGAGATCGGGTGCACGGCCCACTATGCGGAAGAAGTACATGAGAACCTGGAAGCCCACCACCCCTCCGGTAAGGCCAAGTTTATGGAGGATGCCATAAGAGCCAAACAAAAGAAGCTTGTAGACGTAATTAAGAGGTTTGCTGCGAGATGAGCTACATAATCACCGACTACACTCCAGCTAGAGACATAGCAACCCTGCTGAACACCCTGGATTATGGCAGTATAGGGGTGGATATCCATGTGCACAGGGAGCCTGATGGGGATGAGGTGCTGGATAATGTGATCACCGTATATGATACCTCTCCCTGGCGCCCACCAGAGCTTGAGTACTCCTGGGAGTACCCGAGCTGCCAGATCAGGGTCCGTCGCAAGGCCGGTAACAAGGAAACTGCCAAGGCTGCTGTGCTGGCAATTATGGATTCTCTGCATGCCTATACCGGATCGGTTGGGAGTAATACTTACCACCTAATCCGGGTGGTAAATGGTCCTGTAGATATTGGAGAGGATGACCGGGGGCGTTCCCGGTTCACCTTCAACATAGAGATGCATCGGTCAACGTAGTTGACAGTTAAAACGAAAGGAGAGGGTTAGATGAGCAATGCGTTTGTACCTATTGGCACCCAATTCCTGATTGGGGACAAGCACAGTGGTGAGACCTTTACCGCTGTGGCAGAGGTGAATCGGATCAGCGGTCTTGGATGGTCGAGGGACCTGGTGGAAACCACCTCACTCGACACCACAGGCGGCTATCGTACCTGGTTGCCTACGCTCCGCGATGGAGATGAAATCACCGTTGACATGAACTTCACCGTAGTCAACTGGGACAAGTTCCGCGACATCTTTGAGAGCCAGGAGGAAGAATCAGACTCTTGGGACTTCCGAATCAACATCAAGGCTGGGGCGGTTTCCAAGTACACCTGGGAATTCCAGGCGTTCATCCGCAACATTGCGGTTGGTGACATCAGCCCGGATGACAAGCTCTCCATGAGCCTGACCCTGAAGATCACCGGAGCCCCGACTGAGACCAGTGGTTAATTGATGTGAACCTTTAAACCTGAGTGGCTGGGTTCTAGGGGGAGCGGTTCCCCCTACCAGCCAACTCAGAAAACCAAGCGGAAGGAGATCAAACAGATGGATGTAGCAGCAGACAAACCTAAGATTCTCGGCAGAGACCAGATCCTGAAGGCTGAGGACATTAAGCGGGAATTCGTGGACATGAGCTACTGGTGGGGTGATGGTGGTGTCGTTGTCCGCGGAATGACCGGCAAGCAGCGTGGTCGCTTCGAGGCCAAGATGGGTCTCAATAAGGGCAAGGATCAGCAGAAGAACTGGGAGCGATTCCGCGCAGAGATGCTGGTTGAAACCGTGGTGGACTATGACGACCAACCCATCTTCCGCCTGCAGGATGTTGAGGCTCTGAACGAGAAAAGTGCAGAAGCCCTGGACCATTTGGTTAATGTGGCCAGGCGCCTTTCCGGGTACCGCAAAGAAGATGTGGACGAGATGACAAAAAACTCGCAAGAAGACCAGAGCGACGATTTTATCTAAGGCTAGCTCTGGAGCTGGGATATCCCAGTGCAAACCGGATGCTCACTGAAATGTCGAGTGAGGAGGTAACGGAGTGGATGGCTTACGACAGGCTGGAGCCAATCGGACACACCAGAAGGGAGTGGGAACTTGCCAGGTTGGTTTCAGCTGTTTGGTCGGCGGCACTAGCAACTGCCATGACCAAGAAGAGGCCCAAGCTCCCACCCCCGGGCGAGTTCCTGGAGCAGTGGGATCTGGTGAGCAAAGTGTTGAAGAAGCTGGAGAGCGAGGATGTGGAGGAGGGAGTGGCCAGCAGCACGATTCAAACCATTACTTCCAGCATCGGTAAGGGTGTGTCGGTGTTCGAGGGGGATGCCCCAACAGTGAAGCGTATCGGAAAACGAGCCACCAAACCCAACAGCAAACGCAGGGCCAGGATTGACAAGCTTCTGCGAGAAATGGAACCGATAGATTGAACCTCGGGTCTTTGCTCTACCAGATCGGTGCAGACACATCCCCGCTGAAGAACGCTGTTCGAGAAGTGCGGAATGCTACCAAACAAATGGACAGCGACTTCGGTAGGGTTAAAAGCTCTGTGAGCAGGGTAGCTGCCAGCTTTACTAGCCTGAAGGCAGCGGTGGCTGGAGTTGTGGCAGGAGCAGCAGTTAAGGGATTGTTGGACACTGCCACAGCCCTGGACTCGATGGCCATTAAGATGAAATTCGCCACCGGGGAAGCCAGCAAAGCCAGCAAGGAATTCGCATATGTCAGCCAGCAAGCAGAGAAGCTGGGGCTGGATATAAAGAGTTCGGTTGATTTTTTTGCGAGCTTTGCGGCAGCGGCCAGAGGCACTAGGGTAGAGGGCCAGGGGGTTAGGGAAGTATGGACTGCTGTGGCGGAATCTGCGGCCGTTATGCAGTTGTCGGCTGAGGAGTCTGAGGGGGCCATGAGAGCCCTCACGCAGATCATGTCCAAGGGCAAGGTGCAGGCTGAAGAACTCAGAGGACAACTGGGTGAAAGAATTCCTGGCGCCTTTCAGATAGCAGCCAGGGCTATGGACATGACAACCCAGGAACTAGATAAGTTCATGGCTGAGGGTAAGTTGCTGGCTGAAGACTTCCTGCCAAAGTTCGCCGCCCAGATGCGCAAAGAGATGGCTGGTAGTGTGGGAGAGGCTGGGGAAACTATGCGGGCCGAACTCAACCGCATGTCTACGGCTTGGTTGGAGTTGCAGAAGACGTTACTGGATGTGGGCCTTGGGGATGCCTTGAAAGAGGCAGTAAAAGCCTCAACCTCTGCCATGCAGGACCTGATCGGTTGGATAGAGGACAATGAAGCCGCCATTGATGGGCTGAAGCAGGTAATAGGGGAGCTGATTGATTTTATTGGGGACCTGATAGCAATCCTGGGTTCCATTAATTTCGGCTTTATTGACTTCCTTATCTCAGCACAGGAGGAGACTGATAAAGCGGCTGAGGCCATGCGTAACTATGGTAGGGACACTAAGGACACGCTTGAGGCCAATACCACTAACTGGAGTATCTTTGTTGCCTCGATGGGGGATTATGGTAGGGATGTAATAGCCACATTCAAGTTCATGGGGAAGGCGATTGGTGAGGTGTTTGGGTACATCGTACTTGCGGCTTCTGAGGGATTCGGCCTGGTGGTTAAGGTAGCCTATGAAGCAGCTAGGTTGGTGACAGATGCTTTTACCAACATCGGGTCCCTGCTAATCAGTGTGTTTACTTTCGACATTAGGGGTATCCAGGATGCTATGGGTTCTCTGGTGTCTGATTTCCAGGGCTCAGCTTCTGGACTCCTACAGATTGGGGACCAAACCTCAGCTAAGTTACAGGCCCAGTTTAAGGCGCTGGTTAAGGGAATCGGTGATGGGCTGGATGAGCTTGGTAGGGAGTACGCCAGGGTTCCAGAATTTGTCGAACCTACCAGAAAGGCCGTGAACAAGTTAGAGCAGGCTTTTGATGATGCTCAGAACCCAGAGCTTGCTTTCGCCAGGGGAATGGAGGATGCGGCTAGTAGAGCCAGTGAACTCATCAAGGCTATGGAGCCTATACCTGGGGTTATTGATAAGACAGGCAAGCAATCCAAAAAGACTATGGAGGACGTTGATCAGTTCTTCCGTGGTTTTGATGATGCTGTGGAGGATCTGAAGAGGGACCTGGCAGAGCTGCAGGGAACTTTCGATCCTGAAGAACTGCAGATTGAGAAGTGGGGGGAGCAATTAAAGGAGGAGTTTGATAAGGGGGTCACCGATCTTTACGAAAGCTTGGTTGAACTTGAACAGAAGTTGAAGAAAGCCAAGATAGTGGACCCGACAATTCTGGATCAGATAGATGAGGAGAGGCAGAAGCTTGAGGACCTAAAAAAGACTCAGGAGGATTACAATGAAGTAGTTGATGAAACGGTGAAGGCCAAGAAGAGACTGAAGCAAGTTCAAGAGGATATGTCGGTAGCGGAACTGAATGTCCAGTATAAGCAGCTAACAGGCACTATACGGGATCAGATCACGGCGGAAAACCAGTGGATAGACCTCAAGCTTGAGGAACTCAGAATCCAGAGGGACGTTACTCATAAGATCAGTGCTGCTGAGACAGCAATGCAGGAACAAATATACCTGTACCAGCAGCAGTACAACGAACTGAGGAAAACCGGTAGCCTGTTGGACGGTATGGCTCATGGGTTTAGAGAGCTTGGTCGGGAGATGGGTACAGCCTTCGATCTCGGCGTACAGTTGGCCGATGACCTCTACAACGCCATAGGGGATGTATTTGATAGTGTTGTCAAGAACGGGCGCGATATCGAGGAAGTATTCTCAGACATGGCCGACGCGATTCTAGCCGCCATTGCCAAGATAGCCACCCAGCAAATAATAATACCTGTGATTTTCGATATCACCGGACTTGGTGGGTTGTTTGGCGCGGGGGGTAGTTCATCGGCTGCTGTGAATGCCTCAGTTGGGGCTATTCAAGGTGGGGGAAGTGGTGGGTTAGGTGATTTATTGGGTTTGGGGAGCCTTTTAAAAGGTGATTGGTTATCCGGGATTCTCGGAACAGAATTATTTACATTCGGTGGTGGTGCAGGCTCAACCGGGTCGCTAGGTTTGTTGAACGCTGGTTTTCTTGACGCTGCTAATGCCACAAACGCATACACTTTCACTCTTGGCAGTGTGATCACAGGGCTTGGCGGATTAGCTTCAGCGGCATTCGGCGTTATGGACTTGCTGGAAGGTGATTGGCTTTCCGGCGGTGGCGGGGTGCTTGGTGGTGGCTTAATGATGGCGAGCCTTATACCAGGTATGCAGTTTCTTGCTCCCATTGGAGCAGCGGTATCCCTGCTCTCTTCTCTTTTCGGAGGGCTTTTCGAATCTGAGCCTCGAATCGAAATGGACATCGGCCCCGAAGGCTGGGAGATTGGTGGAGATATAGAAGATGACGCCAAAGCCGAGGTCGAAAAGGCGATAGAGAATTATTTTGACAGTCTGGAGCAAGCCTTCAAGGTCGACATCGGGCAGATACTCAGAGACAACCCGGATCTCGCCACCAACTGGACGATCAAGGGTGAGGACGAGATCGGCGAAGTAACCGACCTTGCCGGCCGCTGGCTGGACGACTTCTGGCGGCAATATGCGGATGCTATAGCAGATGCCGTATTCGGTGAGGGCATGGGCTTCAATGTCGAGTTCTTCGAGGGGCTTGGACTCTCATGGTACGGCATGGAAGAGGGTGAGCTTGCCGAACAAATTACAGAGATTGTGGGCTATTTGTACGCCCTGCAAGAGGCCGGGATAGACGTTAATCAGGCGCTCAACGACCTTAAATTCACTTTCTTCGAAGCCGGTGGCGATCCGTTCGAAGACTTGGGCGATTTCTTTCAAAACCTGCAGGCCGAAGGTGAGGAAATCGGCGCGACGATGGCGCGGGTGATCTCAACACTTGACATCATTCCTGACGGCCTAGAGCGCATGGCCGAACTGGTTTCTGGCATCGACCGAAGCATAGCCGATGCCTGGGAACCTGCCATTGCCGAGATTTACGGCGCAGAGGGGGCAAGCGCGATAATCGAGACGATCATGAACGACCTGGCTGCCGGGTGGTCAATCGAAGAGATCATGGCGCAGATGGAGTCATGGGGTATCAGCGACTACGGCTACCAGATGGTCAATGCTTTTGCGCAAGCACTTATCGCCGGCATTGGTGAGGGGATGAGCGAGGAAGAAGCCTACCAACTGCTCGAAAATCAACTCACATTCGCCAGCGAGCTGATGATGCCTGCCATTGATGCAGCACTGGCGGCGGCCATCGAGGATGATTTCAACCTTGATACATTCGAGGAAGCCTTTATCGAGTCGATGGAAGCAAGCCTTGTAGCGGCCCTGACCCAAGTTGCTATGGATAAGATTTTTAATGAATTGATCGTCTCTACCTTCTCCGACTTCGGCAATCTGTACGACTTGATAGCCAGCTATGTTGCCGGGGATATTACCGCAATCGACCTGACAACTGGGTTCACCGGCATTATGGATCAACTCGGGCCTGCGCTAGAGGCGATCAGTCCGATTATTGAAGAGCTTTTTGAAGTCATCCAAACCTTCTATACGGGAGTCGATGAGGTAGTTGACGATGCAGAAAATTATACCGAGTGGTTGGACAATCTAAATAATGCTTTCGATGCCAGCGGGATAGAGGCATACGTTGATGAATACGAAGATTTAGTCAAGTGGCGTGATGATGAAATAGAAGCATTGGGTAAGCTTGAAACTACCTCAGCGGAAGCTGCCCAAGGCATTGCTCGGGTACTTACAATTTTTTACGAGCAGGTGCAAGAAATTCTTTCCGATATCACTGGGAATTGGGATGTAGAGTCAGGTAACGAGTATCAAGATGTGCTAGATGACTTAAATGAGAAATACGATGAAACCATAGACACCTTGAATGAACTGGCCGCTGTCGGTATAGATGTTTCAGATGCGGTCGATCAAGTCACAGAAAGCTACCAACAACAAGTCAATGTAATTGTCGGTGATCTAATACGGGCAATAAAAGATGTCCAGTGGGCGATGCTGGAATGGACATATCAGATTGAGAGTATGATTGCCGACATTACCCAAGACTTCACACAGCTCGCCAGTATCGCCTCCGAGATGAACCAGCAGGCTTATGCGGACTTCCAGGAAGCCTTTGCGATGGGAGACTATACCGCTGCTTTAGGCTATCTGCAGAACATGATCGACGCCTCCATGAATTGGTATAACGCGATGGTGAGCCAGATCACCGCCAAGTATGCAGCCATGATCGATGCTGCAAATGCGGCGGCGGATGCAGCAAGGAATGCGATTGAAGCTAGTTATGAAGCTCAGATTGAGGCAATCGAAGCCGAGATTGATGCCTTGGATGACCTGAGAGACGAGCGCCAAGAGTATTGGGAAGCTGAGATTGACGCAGTACAGGAGCTGTTGGACGTGGCAGAGGCTTTTGCCAGGGTGGTGGACCAAGTTCACGATCAGATTATGGACATGCTACTGACTGAAGTCAACCCGACAGACGAGTTCGAGCGGTTGGCCATAGCGCAAAGCGAAGTAAACCGGCTCATGGCATTGTGGCAAGGGGCGAGTGGGGAGGAACGGGCAGACTATGCTTCCGAGCTGGCCGATGCCTTGCGAGACTTGCTGGGACTAGCCGGGGAAGCCTATCCTGATGTCGCAAGCTCAGGTTATCAGCAGATTTATGATTATGTGCTGGATGCCTTGCAGAATATCCAAGCTGACGCAGAAAGCCAAGCTGCCAGCATCGAAGATCTAACTCAGCAGCTGGTTGACCTCAACGAAGCTATGGAAGCAGAACTGGCCTCTATTGATGACCAACAGGAAGCTCTAAGAGATGAGATCGATGCGCTAAATGAAGCCATGCAAGATGCACTAGATTCTATCGACTCCGGTGTAGATGAACTCAATGAGGCCATGCAAGCCGAGCTTGATGCCTTGGCTGCCCAAATGGTTCAACACTTGGAATGGATTCAAGAACTCGGTGAGTATACCTATGAGATGGAGGCCGAGAAGCTACAACAGACGCTGGAGGGGATTTTGGGCACCAACGAGCTACTGGAAGCCGGAGTGGTGGATACTGGGCTATTGCAGTTGAACGAAATGCACGATATCAATCTTTGGAGTCAGGAATTGGCCCGTATAGCGAATGAGCAATATTCTCTCACCGCCGAGACAAACCGCATAGGAAATGAACAATACGCTATGCTGTACTATATCTACCAAGCCATTTCTGGGCTGGCATCATACGATGTAGGTACGCCGTATGTACCTCAAACCGGGCTGGCGATGCTGCATGCTGGCGAAGCGGTAATCCCGGCAGCTTATAACAATGGTGGCAGCAGCACATCCAGCGGCGATATTAACGCTAACATCACCTATGCGCCGGTGATCCAGGTTTCCGGCACTGTGGACGAAAAGAAATTGAGCGCGGAAATGACAAGACAATTCGATCTTTACCTTAAACACAAGGGCCGCAAGCTCCTGCAAGATGTTGCGAGCGGGAGGGCTTAACCGATGGCCAACTTCCTCTTCGCACTTCCCGGCATATCATACACGGCAACGCCCAGCTCCGAGGACTCGAATCATCCGGCTACCAACCTCAAGCTGTATGGCAATATCCAGCAGGATTATCGCTCGGAAGTCATAACTGAGGTTAACATAGTATTCGACCTCGGGAATACTTACAGCAATGTATTGATGTTGATGGATGGCTGTAATTTCACCAACTTCGCTCTGCAAGCCCATACCACAGATTCATGGGGGGCACCTACCGTAAATAATACTGGCCTGAAAATGGTTGCAAAACCTTGGGTGCAGCCCAATACTGCACTGACCGGGATCATGCACAGATATGCCTACCAATGGCAGCCGAGCGGCTTTACCAACCTTCGTTATGTGCGCTTGGTAATTGCTGCACAGACACCGACTGACAGTGCAGCCTATTTTCGCATCGGGCGCATTGCAATTATTGCTTCGACGAGCCAGTGGAGTTTGTCGCAGAATCCAGATTGGGAATTTGAGGAATGGTCCGACGCGCCGACCGGCAAGCTGGAATACCCCGGCGGCGGCTCTTATTATGCATTGGGCGATAACCTTCAGTGGCGCGGGTCAATCCAATTTGATCCATTTCTAAAAACCTACCTTTCCGAGATCCAGGCGCTCAACGCAATCCCGAAAGATAGGGTGATCGTCATGTGCACCAATATAAGCGGTACGAAAGAGGATTTCTGGTTCTGTTATCGGGAAAGCGCATTTGAGCATACGCATCAATACGTAACCTACTCTAAAATTAATCGGATAGACTTTATGGAGGCTTTGTGAGATGGGCGGATTATGGGATATGTCAGGTGGTAATGCCGGGAATACGATTGACTCGTCCGCGCACATTCTAAGGGTGGATTCAGCCAGTCAGTCTTATTATCTATACCTCAACGACCTCTCTACTGTTATAGGCAACGGTGCAGCCGTGAACACAGAGGCCGGACTTGCAGCAGCCATTACGGCCAATGCCCCGCTGATCCTGATAACTGGTGATATCACCTTGACCGGCGCGCACAACCTTTCGGCTTCCGGTAGTGTCATAGATTTTGTGCCCGGTGCGGTCATTACTACGGATGGCAACGCCTTGACACTAGGCAACCAAATCCCATTACATCACCGCCAACAACTATTCGATGCAACAGGCGGTGAAGTGGTTTTTGTGACAGGTGGCATGGTCAGACCAGAGTGGTGGTACGATGGCAGTGGAAATTACCTGAATGCAATCAATTATGCCTGGGAGAGCTTGTCTGGGGTTGGTGGTACGCTTCTGATAGGTTCTAACACCTATGCAATAGATCTGAGCGGCGGCTATCTCATTCCACGGTCAAACACCACATTAACCGGCATAGATAAGGCTTCATCGGTTCTTTCCTTCACCTTTGCCGGCTCCCCCGACAGGGAAACTACTAACGGCATAGTCTTCACCAATCAAACGAATGTTGCTATCCGTAATCTCTCGCTGGTTGGCGATTCAGACATAACTCAGCCCTATTCTTCGGCTAATGGCACCATGTCCGGCATCTGGTTTCAGCCGTCAAGCAACGATGCTGTAGCCGACATAGAGATAGAGGACTGTTATTTCAGCACATGGTATTTGGCCGGTATCCTCAGTTACGGAACATCTGGGGAAGATTATCCACACTACACAACAACAAGAGTAAGGGTTAACAAATGCACCTTTGAGAACATCGGCGGGCACGGTGTCGGAATGAATGAGTTGACTGATTCATCTGTCACCAACTGCCATATGATCAATATCGGCCAGATTCCAATAGTGAATTCTAATGGTTCAGGGCTTGGAGTGGATGTAAGTGGTGGATGTAGGGATATTGTGGTATGCAACAATGTTGTTGATGGTGCGGGTGGAGGGTTTAAGTCTGAAACTCACAATGTCAATCCATCCTTGCAAAAGACTGTAGATAATGGGGTATCTTACACCAACTACACTACAGAAATCAACGGGGCTGGAGTAGCTGACATCAGTTCGTTTGATACGGCTGCTAATGGTGACTGGATTGTCGTAGGAGGTGATGCGCCTTTCAGGGCTGTGCATTTTGTGATGACAACTGTAAACGCCAACGCCTCAGTTGCAACCATTGAATACTGGAATGGGGCGTGGGAATCCATGCCAAAAGCTCACGATAATACTTCCCTTTCCGGTGCGACTTTAGGGCAAACCGGAGCAATGTATTGGGATGACGCACCGGATGACTGGGTTGCCAGTACCATTAACAGCATTGAAAAATATTGGGTTAGGATCTCGGTCAGTGCCACCCTGGATGCCGCTGTCACTATTGATACGGTTTATGCTTTAATTCCCAGTCAAAATGTTAAGTTTGTAGGCAATACTGTTAAAAATCTATACACAAGTATTGTGTACTTTGGCATAAAAAGTTCTGGTTGGGATAATGTAATAGATAACAATACAATAGAATCATATTACCACGGCATTAGTGTCAATACACCCTACGGGACGCCAAAGAATAACTCAATAATTAATAATACCATATTGAGTACAGTGCATAGCGGCTCTATCGGGATTTATGTCAATAAGCCTGTTATTGGGGTTACTCATATTGAAAATAATAAAGTTTACAGGAGTGGATCGCATGGTATCTATACAACCGCAAATGATATTGAAATCATCTCCAATACTATAGCAGACTGTGTTGTAAGTGGCATTTACGTCAATGGCGCAGATAGAATTTCAGTGGTCAATAATAAAGTGTATAACAATAACACTGGAGGTTCTGGTTACGGCATATTCTTTCTAAATACCTGTTCTAATATACAGATACTTAATAATAAGGTATATGACACCAGGACTGGTGATAATAGGACTCAGCTCTATGGGTTGTACTGCCCTGCTGACACTGTGACTGGGATTATCAAGGGTAACTGGTTTTACAACAATAAGACCGCTGCAATATATCCACTTGCAACCGCTTACACTGGTATAGTCGGGGAGCTGGAAACAGTCAAGATTGCAGACCTTGCGGCAGGTACATCCGATGAGGTGCCGATCTTGGTTGCATCCGGTAACGGTATCTATGTGATGAATGTCTATCTGGTTCCGGCTGCATCCATAACCCAAAATGATACTGACTATATCTCATTCAATGTACTCAACAAAGGAGCCGATGGAACCGGAACATCCGCGCTGTGTTCCGCCTCTAAGACAACGAAGGTCACTGGAGGGACTGCTTTCAACGCCTTTGTTCCTACTTCACTGGGAGTCAACGCGAATAGAGAGCTTGCCCCTGGTCATGTGCTATCTCTTCTGAAATCTGATTCAGGAGGTGGTCAAGAACTAGATGAGGCTATCGTCGTGATTGATTATATATCGTTCTAGGCGAGAGGTAGTCAAATGCCAACACTTTACCTAAGAAACCTCAGAAACCCAGGCTCAATCAAAATCCGCCGCTCTATCTCGGGCGGGCGCGAGATGCCGGAAAACAAATGTGGTTCCGGCGTGGCTTGAGTTCCGGGACTTCTGATGTCTGGGGAAATTGGGTCCAAGTAGATATAGTAGTACCTTAACCGGAGATTGAATAATTTGAATTATCGCTACCTAATCACCTTATCGCTCGCCTCCGGGGATGTTACGGTATCCTCCGAGCACCTTTATGTGGCAACTGAAGAGTTTGAGCGATTGCTGTTATCTGAGCCGGAGATAAATCAGGAAGTAGCTGACGGCATTGTCCTGCCCAACGATATAACGCTAAAGATCGAGGACAAGCAAGGCTTCCTGTCGCGCAAGATTCACTCGGGCGAGGAAGTGCGCAATCGCCAAATAAAAGTTGAGCGCTACGATCTGGAGGACACCAGCCGGACAACGCTGCTGCTCAGTAACGTGAGTGAGATCAAGATTACTGGCAAGGTGGTCGAGATCAAGACCCAAGCAATAGATGATGATGTTCTCTCGACACTGTTGCCTGCTCAAGTATACGAGACGGATGACTGGCGCACTGTGACTGACGGTGCTCCGGCCTTGGTGAATGATACCACGATCACCAACCCGGAGGTCGATCTGGGCAGACCATACCCGGTTTATTGGGGACATGCCAAAAAGGTCAAGGCCGTTTATGTCTTCCGCGATACGGTAAACGACAAGTATTATTTCATTTTCAACAAGGGTGTGATTGAAAGTGTCGGTGCGGTTTACGCTAACAATGTGGTCGTCGATCCGGGCGATTACACCACGGGTGACGGTTCGCAGGTTTCCCCGTTCCCCGGCTTCGCTTATGTGTGCTTCGATGCGGAGCGGCGAGATAATAGCGGCAACCTGCTAGACATAACGGTTGACTTCTACGCTTCTACCTTCGGCGGGGCTAGTGCGGAGCGGAATGTCGCAAATGTGATCAAGACACTGCTCTCGGATTCTTCTGTCGGGCTAGGACAAATGGTCAATGCCGCATCCTTTGCAGCAGCGGCAGTTCACCTTGCAGCAATCTACACGGACGGCGGACTTACAGAGCAGCAATCGGCTCGTGAGATACTGTATGGCAGCGGCGGCCTGCTGCATTGTGCTCTCGGCTCGGTGATACGGAAGAATACGTCTAACGAGTGGGAAATCCTGATCGATGAGGCGCAAACCACCTCCCAACAGGCTTTCGCCAATGGGTTCGAATACCTAATCCCTGAGTTGCAGATGGACGGCACGCCAGTCTACCAGATGGACGGTACGCCAGTCTACCAGATGGTGATGATTGATGGTCCGGCCCCGGTGAACATTATCGATGAGCCGGAGCTTGTTTACCCTAGCAGGGACAACACCACCAAGGCGATCAAATACAAATACCGTTACAACGCCTGGACCGGGGAATACGCACTGAAGATCGAGCGCACCGTCAATAGCGACTTTGGCCAAGACGTTGAAATCGAGCTGCCGTATATTCGCAACTCCGATTCGGTTGATAGAATAGCCTACTATTGGCAGCAGAGGGAGAAGAGAGGTTATCCCTATGTAAAGCAAAAGGTTAATGAGGACGGCGCGAATGTAGATATACTCGATAAGGTTTCCTCTTATTGGTTGTGGCGGGAGGACGGGGACCTTCATGCACACCATAACAATTATTTCCTGGTTGAAGCCTTTTCCGGCAAAATCCCGGAATACGAACTGCTGCTTCGGAAATATGATGAACGCATTTACTCTTACGTAGCAGGCACATTGCCCACTGACCCGGTGGACGATGATTATGTGGACTACTCGCAGACTCCACCCGCCACGCCAACAGGGTTATCTGTGTCCCTAAGCACTAGGCAGGGGACAGATGGCACGACAGTTGGAGTAATTCTATTCACAGCTACCATTCCGGCGGTCAATGCCACCTCAGCTGAGTTCGGCTACAGACTATCCAGCAGCGACAATTACACCTGGTTTCCCGGTCAGCAATCGAGTGGATACGTCTGGAAGGCTGAAGTTGAAGGTCCTATACCAGGGCAGATTTACGAATACGCAGCAAGAGCAGTAAATGCCAACGGGCTTAAAGGCGCATTGGTGGTCTATGAACCTGGATCTGTATTTCCTGGAGATACAACGGCACCGACCGTAACCACACTGTCACTAACTGCGCAGGTCAAGGAAATAAAACTATCCTGGACGGCACCAACTGCAACGGACTGGTCAGACACGATCATTTACCGGGGAGCGAGTGCAAACCCGACTACAGAACTGACCAAGGCAGGCAAAGTCACATCGTGGACTGACCAGAACCCCGGCTACGACACATGGAATTATCGAATCAAGTTTCTCGATTTTACGGGCAATGCGAGCGCTTACTCGAACAATGTGTCGGGAGTGGTTACGGGCACAGAGCCAAGCAGTACTTATCCCACCAACGGAATAGAAATCAATTGGAATACAGGGGCTATTACAGTAGTCGGTACGGGGTCGATTTCTGTTTCAGGTGCATTGACCATCGAGTCGGGCGGCAGCTTGACTATTGAGTCGGGAGGTTCTCTCTCTATAGCATCAGGTGGCACCTTCGCTATAGTCTCTGGAGGCGACTTAACTATAGAGTCGGGCGGCACTATAACTGTCGAGTCGGGTGGCGTGATAACGATCAGTTCACCAGATGGCTTGGTGGTGGATACAGAGGGCGGGATAAAGATCGAGGCGGCAAGCAACCCCAACCTTAAAGTGTACAACACTTCCTCCGGGGCAACTGCTTTTATCTGGTCGGGATCGGCCACTACAGTCTCTTTTGGAGTGTTCGGGGCGACCGGCGGTTACTCGACGCTTCGCTTTGGTTCCGGATCAACGCTCTGGTCCAGTTATGAGGACAGGCTGGAACTCACAACCTCCTCTTTCCGTCCGCTGGTGACGATGGACCTGGGGCGTTCAGATTCAAATTTCGCCAGACTGTACCTGAATGACGCAGTGTATGTCGACAATGTCAAGGTTGTTGGTTCGCAGAAAGCCGCTGTTGCTTTCATGCCAATCTCGTATTCGACATCATCTTTCGGGGAAGTCGATACCCAGCTTGCAACCATTTCAGGCACATTCAACAACCTGCTAACTAAGTTAATGCAACATGGTTTAATCGCATCATCATAGTAATGAGGGAGGGAGGACACAATGAGTCAGAATCAAGTAAATATGATCTATGTTGAACGGGCCGCAGGACAGGCTATTCTCGAAAAGGCCATGCTGCTGCAAAAGATTGACCAATTGGTCGCCGAGAATGCCTCCCTGCGAGCTGAACTGGAAAAGCTGAAATCTAACGGTGGTGCTCAATGAGCATCGGAACATCAACGTACACTCGATCCCCGAGATACCATATGCGCTCATTGCAGATTTTAATATCTTCGCCATCGACAATCAGGATATGCGGTGTGACACCAGGATGTAGGAAAGTGATCTTATAATAATTGTCAACGCCGATCTTATCGCAGAATGAGCAATAGAATGGAGCGGCG